ATTTAAAAGGGTTAAAAAATATTTTGTTACTTTTCATTATATACGAAAGGCGGGTGTGTGTAAAGACTTCGACATCATCAATAGGTTTCGGGCTTGTGATGGTGTCGTTTATTTTGAGGAGGGATTTCCATGAATAAACCCATCAGCCAACTAACCAAAGAAGAACTCCGGGAAATGTGCCGAGGCTATGTATTCGCCAAACGATTCTTTTATAGGCGTTGGTCCCAGCTTAAACCAAGGACACTTTTGGCTATAGCCGACATCCACGAGAGTTACGGTACGCTTAAATCGGCGGGTATGGGGCTATATGCCAAGCGGTTGGCGGTGCGAAAGGGTGGGACGGTATGCAAGGTATATGCAAGGCAATAATCCTAGTCGTGGTCCTGGCCTCATGCCTTGGGTTTGGATGGCAAGGACACCAAAAAGAGGAGACTTACACGGTTTTGCCGGGGGACACATTATGGTCGATTGGCGAGAAGTTTATTGTTAAAAACGACTATTCTAGACGGGACCCGAGGGAATTTGTTGAGGGAATTTACCAGCATAATTTTGAGACTGTTTTTATGGACCGGGAGAAAAACGGATGGGCAAGGCCGAAGGAAATTTTCCCGGGGGATCAGTTACGAATCGTTTATTGGACTAAGGAGGAAAAACCAGAATGAGAAGCATTGTAAAAGGCTATATGGGATTTTGGGAAGGCTTGTCAGTTAGCTTGGCAAAACCAGAATATGAGGGCGGGTGCCGTCAAATTGACTGGGATAAATTACGGCAATTTATCGAAGAAAACAAAGCCGCCTTACAATCTGTTAGCGCAGGGTTAGCCGAAGATTGGGGTCATACTTCCGGTGAAGTTTGGAACAGTGACACGGGTTATATAAAGCTTGAGGACACATATGTTTACGGAAGTAGTTTTTGGGCCACGCCTGCCGTTGAACTTACTTACAAAGAAGACGGCAGAACCGAAATGGTTGAGTGTTGGAAACTGGGAGATAACCCGAAGGACTATTTTAGCCCAGATGTCTGGGGAAATGTTGCATAATGACTAATTGGGTTAAGGAGGATAACCAATGAAATTTTTTACTCAGGCACGGCGCGAAAAAGAAATGATGGCCGCGGAGGACGTCGGTGGCCTAACCATGACGAGAGAAGGCGAACCGGCGAAAGCTAAAATCACGATTGAAATAGAAGGTGAAGAACCAGAAATTATTAACGCTACCGGCGGCTTTGCGGTATATAGCCGCGAAGGGGAGCGCCTGAACGAAATCGGATCGGGTGACATTGAGTTTTTTATGAATGTCGCCGTTAGATGTAAGGAAACCATTGATGGAATGATGGAAAGAGGCGTCAAACGCATGCTTGACGACATAATGGGTGGTGGTCGACGGTGAAACTTCTGAAATTAAGTCTGCATAACTTCATGGGCATAAAGGACTTTACCTTAAACGCCAATGGCGGGTAACCAGGAGGTAACTATGAGTAATTTCGTTGATTTAACGGGGCGAAAATTTGGCCGGCTGACAGTGATAGAACAGGCACCAAATAAAGGGCGTGGGAAAACCACTTGGCTATGTCGTTGTGATTGTGGTCAGGAAGTTGCTGTCCTGGCAAACAGTCTTATAAGCGGAAATACGCGAAGTTGCGGTTGTCTGGCTATTGAAATACTTAAACAACGGAGTTATACCCATGCCCTTTCTATTGGGGCAAACGGAAAGAAGACCCGCTTATATGGTATTTGGATTCGTATGAGACAAAGATGTTCTGATCAGAATTCGAGTGATTTTGATGGGTATGGTGGCCGGGGTATCTCTGTGTGCGAGGAATGGCAAAATTATAAAAATTTCCATGATTGGGCAATGAGTCATGGCTACGACGAACATCTTACCATTGAGCGCAAGGATGTAGATGGGAATTATGAACCGTCAAATTGCAAATGGATACCCGCCAGAGACCAAGCAAGGAATACGCGTAAAAATCATTTTATAACCTTTCAAGGCCAAAGAAAAACACTTGCGGAGTGGTGCGAAATCTTAGGGATGGATTCTAGTTTGTTGCGATACAGGTTAAAGGTCTGGGATGTTCGAAAAGCATTAACTACGCCAGTAAGGAGGCAAGCAAAGTGCAATTAATTAGATTGAGTTTACTCAATTTCAAAGGATGTAGATCATTTACTTTTGAACCGAACGGGAATAACGCATCGGTTTACGGAGATAACGCGACTTTTAAGACAACCCAGTGCGATGCGTTCTCCTGGTTGCTGTTCGGCAAAGACAGCGCAGGGAAGGCAGATTTCGAAATAAAAACTCTGGGGCCGGACGGCGAACCTCTTCACCATTTAAACCATGAGTGCGAAGCGGTCCTGCGGCATAATGGCCGGCTTGTCACTCTGCGGAAGGTCTATAGCGAAAAATACACTCGCAAGAGAGGTTCGGCCAAGGAAGAATTCACGGGGCACACGGTAGAGCATTTCCTTGACGGTGTGCCGGTACCGATGAAAGACTACACGGCTTTTATTGCCAGCATGATCGAAGAGGAGATTTTTAAACTCCTAACAAGCCCGACATATTTCAATAATAACCTTCATTGGGAAAAGCGCCGGAAACTCCTATTGGACGTATGCGGAGACATTAGCGACGAGGACGTTATCGCGTCCGACGAAAACCTGAAAAAGCTTCCTGCTATTCTCGGCGGTCGCACAATTGACGATCACCGGAAAGTGATTACTGCCCGCCGGACAAAGATAAATGCCGAGATTAAGGAAATTAGTCCGCGCATAGACGAAGTCACCCGCACACTGCCTGACATCACCGGTATTGACGAAAACCTACTCATTTCCGAAATCGAAGGACTAAAGTCCCGGACCCAGGAGAAACGGAACGAACTGTCTCGCGTTCAATCGGGGGGTCAAGTGGCCGAGAAGACCAAGGCACTGCGGCAGATCGAAGCTAAACTGCTGGATATTCAGAACAAACAGCATGCGGAAACATTGGGCAAGGCACAGACTAAGCGGACAGAGTTGAACAACATCCGGGGCCAAATATCCACCATTGAGCAAGACATTCAACTGAAGCAGGGTCGCATTACCCGGAACGATACTGAAATTACCCGATTGAGAGCCGAGGCCCAAAGGTTGCGGGAGCAGTATGGCGAGATCAACAAAACCGCATTCGCGCATGATGATCAACTTACCTGCCCGACCTGCAAACAATCGCTGCCGGAGGAACAAGTGAATACGGCAAGGCAAAAGGCACTGGCAGACTTTAACCTCCTGAAATCCGACAAACTTGAAAAGATCAATGCCGCGGGTAAGGGCATTATGGGCGAGGTTGCGAAGCTTGTGGCAACAAATGAGGAGTTGGAAAAACAGATTGCACTCCTTGACAATCAACTTCCCGAACTACACAAAACCGCTGGCACATTGCAAAATGAGATTGACTCCATCGGTCCCGGCGAACCTTCGCAAGAATATGCGGCGGCATTTGAGGAAAAAGAAGCACTGCAAAAAGAAATCTCCGCACTATCTGCCGATAGTCAGGACGCCATTACTACGGTACGGACTGAAATCACGGCACTTGAAACCGAACTGACGGCCAAGGAAAAACAATTCCACCAGATAGACACCTATGTTGCCGGACAGAAGCGGATCGATGAACTGAAGAAACAGGAGAAGACACTGGCGGCGGAATACGAACGGTTGGAATCAGAGCTATACCTTACAGAATCCTTTATCCGGGCGAAAGTCAATCTTCTTGAAGAACGGATCAATAGCAAATTCAAACTGGCCCGCTTCAAAATGTTCTCGACCCTCATCAATGGGGGCATAGAGGAATGTTGTGAAACCATTTATGACGGCGTCCCCTACAGTTCTGGGCTAAACGCCGGTCACAAAATCATTGTGGGTATGGACATTATACAAACACTTTCGCAGCATTATGGATTTTCTCCGGTTTTGTTTGTAGATAATGCCGAATCGGTGTCGGAACTGCCGGAAATGGATGCACAGGTCATACGGTTGGTGAAGCCGGAAATCACGCCGGAGAACCGGGAAATGTACAGTAAGTTAGTCGTCCAAGTAGAGGACGAAAATAAATTGAGGGAGGCTGTTTAACACATGTCTGAAAATAAAGTCTCAACCAAAGTAGAACTTACCATGTCGGAAAGGTTTGTCCAGAAGGTAACTGCCGAATTTACTTCTGGAACCGGCGAATTAAGGCTTACACCGTTCCAAAAGCGACTTGCGCAAAACTATTTTATTGTCATAGATGCTGTTTTAAAAACCGCCGAGGAAAAGCGGCAGAATAAAACACGGAATCAAGACCCAGTGCCTGTAACATGGAACAATATCAACATGGAACTCCTGGCCCGGAACGTCGTTTCCGCCGCAAGAATCGGTCTTGATCCGGCGCAGAAGAACCACATCCACCCGATTCCCTACAAAAACAACACTACCGGCAAATATGATCTTGCCTTTATCGAAGGGTATCGAGGCATTGAAGTCAAGGCCACAAAATACGGGCTTGATATTCCCGACGGCGTAATTGTGGAACTGGTCTATAAAAACGACCGGTTTAAATCAATCAAGAAAGACCGGAATAATCCGGTTGAAACCTTTGAATTTGAGATCGTGAACGAATTCGACAGGGGAGAAATCATCGGCGGATTCTATTACCACATTTTCACCAACAACCCCGAGAAAAACAAGCTGGTTGTGTTCAGCCTAAAAGACATTCTGAAGCGCAAGCCAAAATACGCAAGTCCGGAATTCTGGGGCGGCGAGAAAGATAAATGGGAAGGCGGCAAAAAGGTCGGCAAGGAAACCATTGACGGGTGGTACGACGAAATGTGCTATAAAACCATATACCGGGCCGCTTATGGCAATATCACCATTGACAGCCAGAAGATTGACGACGATTATGTTCGCATGAGTCAGATGGAGCAGTCCTTGAAAGAGGCCGAAGTCGCGGAGGAAATTGCGGTAAATGCGAATACGGAGACAATTGACATTGATGCAGAGGTAGTGGAAGAGAAGCCGGCGGAAGAATCGAAAAAACCGGCACCGGAAACCAAACAGCCGGAGCCGGAAAAGTCGCAGGAATTTGAATGGCCTGATCCTGACCTTCCCGCTACCGGTACAGACGGACCGAGTTTTTAGATGATCAATATCCATACTTTAGCCAGCAGTAGCGCGGGTAACGCCCATATGGTTGATGACGGCGAAACCCGCCTGCTACTGGATGCAGGTTTGCAATTCCGATTACTGCGGCAAAAGCTAAACTTCCAATTATCCGGTATTTCCGGAGTATTGGTGGGGCATTCCCACTTAGATCACTGTCGTGCAGCGCCCGATTTAATCAAGGCCGGTATAGATGTCTATCTGGGCAAACCTACGGCGGATGAAATTGACGTATCTGGGCATCGGGTTCATATTGTGGAACCCAAAAAGAGATACAAGATAGGCACATGGACTGTGGTCCCGTTTGAACTTCAGCATGATGTCTATAACCTAGGGTATCTCTTGGAGAACAGGGCAGGGGAAAGGTTGGTTTATATCACTGATTCGTTCTACTGTAAATATCTGATCCCTCGTCCGAATGTGATCATGATCGAGTGCAATTACGCACTAGATATTCTCAATCAAAATGTGGCCAATGGCACGGTGGCACCAGAACTAAAAAACCGGATCATAAAAAGCCATTTCAGCCTTGAAACTTGTAAGCAATTCCTACTTGCAAACGATCTCTCTAAATTACGCCAAGTTCACCTGATCCACCTTAGTGGTGATAACTCAGACACCGAAAGGTTCAAAAGGGAGATTGCGGCAATTTGCGGAGTACCCGTCTATGTCGCAGGAGAATAAAACTCAGGTCTACCTGCAGGGCAGGGTATTTTCCCCAACAATAGACGAAGCCCTGGACAAAATCCATGCGCGGCTTGAGAGGGAAGGACTGACCGGTGAACCGAGGGTATGGAGAGCAAACGTACAGACCGACAAGATTTTGATCTGGTGGGAATATTGCTGCGAATGCGAAGAGAAAGGAGATTGATATGGGCCGCTTATTAAAAAGAGTGCCTCTGGATTTTAATTATCCTTTAAAAACCGTTTGGTACGGATATTACGATAGATATTTCAATTTTTGCCATTCGGAATATTCTGCCGGATGTAACGGGTGCAAAGCATATGCCCGAATAAAAGGTATTGAAATCATTGATGATGGATGCCCAAATTTTGAGAAGTTTTACAATTTGCCTTTATTGCCGGTTGAACCACCAGAGGGCGAAGGTTATCAGCTTTGGGAAAACACATCAGAAGGAAGCCCTGTATCGCCAGTATTTTCAACATTAGAAGAACTTTGTGAATGGTGTGAGGATAATGCCACCACATTTGGCCCATATAAGGCGACAAGGGAAGAGTGGTTTCAGATGCTTTCTGACGACAATGTTTGCCATCAGGAAGGTAACATGATATTTATTTAACCAATTCACGGGGCCGCTAACCTCGGCCCCTAATTTTGAGGAGGGAGATTATGAAAGCTTCGGATTTGATCGGCAAGAAAGTTTTGAGGACTAGACCGGCAAAAACAAATTACGGTGAAGATGGTAGTTATACCACAAGTGTTATAGAAATTACCGCCGTTACCGATGATCATATTTTTTATATAAGTAAAACTACACTAAAAAGCGACCCTTACAAAGGAATCCTAAACCACTATTGGCTGGATGACAATTGGACGGAATATAAAGAATCCTCACACGAAAGCCCGCCCGAACGCGCACGGCATAATTACAGTCCATTATGGGATTTATGGAACGGGGAACAATTCGCTTAACAGGAGGAAGTTTATGCTAGTTACCAACATCACCTCTAACAAACAACCCACCCTATTAGTTTGTGACGGTAAATGCGACAAAGCTTTTGGTATTTGCGAACGGCCAAGCATTAAATTTGATGAAAACGACGCCGATGATTATGCGTTTCTAGCTGACGGCGAAGTTGATATTGCTCCTGAATGTAATGGCTGTTTTGAGGGTGGTCACGGAAAACCGAAAACAAAAAAGCATAATAAATGGTGTGCAAGGCAATGCGAACGATCTGCAATCATTGAACTGGATAAACCAATAGTCCTGCCTGATTTTTCACAACGGCAATATAACCAGCCTTGGAAGCACGCTATAGGGGGAGGTTAGTACATGTTAACAATTCATAAATTTACCCTTGCGCCAACAGAAAACGGGGAATTAAAGATTCGTGGTTTTGTTAAATCGCTATCCGTCGAGAACCAGAGGGAAAGCATTGTCATGTATGCCTTGATTGATTTGGAGAATCTTTGTATAACCACAGTCCCCTATGGCATTTATGGTACCGGACATGAACTTCCTGACATGGCTAGACATTGGCAATTTTTAGGTACAGTAAAACTTTACGGCGGAGATCTGATGTTTCATGTATTTGGAGGTTGATCCTATGTACTGTCTACACGGCGACGAAATCTGCCCACAAGGGCAGATAATCTACAGTAAATTTGACTCCGTCATCAAATGCGGTGATATCATAATCCCGGTCCTGGCAGCATACAACACGCAGGACGGTATTCCCCGGGCGGTAGCGCCAAGATCATGCCCGATGCGTAAACGTGAACCGGAAACCGTTGTGCGGATCATTGAGACTGAACCGTCTATTGCGGCTAAGTGGGGGCCAAAGAAGAAGTCGAATAAGCGACAGTTCTCAAATGCACAGGTTATTGAAATTCGGAAGCGGGCCAAGAACGGGGAACCTCAGAGGAAGATTGCCGCGGATTACGGGACCAGTCCAACGGTGATAAGTGGGATATGTACGGGCAGGAATTATAAGGACGTGATTTGAGAGAGAGGGAGGATAAAATTTATGAAAAATCGGCATGAAATCAGGGGCGATACTACAGCGATATTTTTAAAGCGTAGGAATGGTCAAATAATTGAAACACTGATTGATACTGCCGATTTGCCAATGTTGAAAAAATATAACTGTTCATGGAGTGCTTCTTGGAATAAAGAAACAAATTCATATTACGTAAAAGCTAATCACGAAGGCAAAACCATTCTTCTTCATAGGATTATACTCGGGGCCCGTGATGGAATCGATGTCGATCACATCTATCATGACACTCTCGATAATAGAAAGAGCAAACTCAGAAGTATAACTCATTCAGAAAATATGCAAAACCCAAAAAGTGTACGCAAAGATTCGCGAACCGGTATACGAGGCGTGGATTGGATGAAAAAGTTAAATAAATGGCGAGTAAGGGTTCAGGTTAATGGAAGGCAATATCATATTGGCGTATTCAATGACATAATCTCTGCAAAACTAGCAGCAATCGAGGCTCGAAAAAAATTTATGACATGTAGTCAAGAAAATAAGGAGGCATAAAAATGATTGAATCTACAGGCATAGTTCGCAAGATCGACGATTTAGGCAGGGCGGTTATTCCCAAGGAGTACCGAAGGGCTTTAGACATCAACAATGGCGACGACGTGGAAATCTTCGTCATCGGTAATGAAATCCGGGTACGCAAATACGCGGGACCGTTATGCGCCGCATGTGGGCAGAACAGGATTACTCACCATGTAGGACATATCGGCTTATGCGCCGGATGCGCGGAGTCAGTAAAGGCCGGGTAAATGCACAGGGGGCGGACGATACCAGTCTGCCCTAAATCCATTCGTTTTATGCGGGGGTGAGGGAATTGCGGATTATTCGGGTATTTCCTACTAAGACAAAGTTAACTCCTGATGATGAATATTGTTTTTTTGATGTGCCTGGGATGTTCCCGATACCCGAACATGACGAAATCCATATAGTTACTATATTTACATGGGACATTGAAAAAGCAAAGTATTTGCAAGCAAGTTGGCAAGATCATACAAGTAAGCCCGTGAAATTAGGAGGCCCCGCATTTGATGATCCTAATGATGGGATTTTCGTCCCTGGTAGATATTTAAAATGGGGAGTTACCTTTGTAAGCAAAGGCTGTAATAATCAATGTCCTCACTGTTTAGTGTGGCGCAGGGAAGGTAGATTGCGTGAATTAGATGTTATATGCCCCGGCAATACCATCCAAGACAACGCATTTGCTCAATGCTCTAAATATCAAAGGCGCAGAGCATATGACATGCTAAAAACTCAAAAAGATGTAACTTTTAGCGGTGGAATTGAATCAGCACAACTTACTGAGTGGGATGTAAACGAAATGCGTAATCTAGATTTACATGAAATATTCCTAGCCTGTGATACTAAATTTGCTTTAAAACCGCTTGAAAAGGCCATTAAAATGCTTCATGCCGGTGGGATTGATTTGTTAACAAAAGACTGTAAAAGTGGCAAAAAAGGAGAACCGGCAAGAAATAAAATAAGGTGCTATGTACTGATCGGCGATGATATGAAAGAAAACGAAGCAAGATTAATGCAAATTTATGAACTTGGTGCTATGCCATTCGCGCAACTATATCAACCTCCGCAACATATAAGGAAAACATATTCTGAAGAATGGGAAGATTTTGCGCGTACATGGAGTAGACCCGCAGCAATAAGGTCGCATATGAAAACGGGGTGATCAAATGTTCGGCAGAGACCGAACCCCAAAACTGAATATAGAAATGTGGGAACGAGAAAACGGGACGAAAGCCGCAGGGGAGGTAAAAGTGATGCAAGGACATTTCCCTACACCTACGGAGGCCATTGCGGAAGGCTGGGGTATGCCGCAAATTATGAAAGATTGCAAAAGGATGACTAAGGCCGACTTGACCGACGAAACACTGCTGAAACTCCATGAATACGGACTCAGTACCCACAAGATCGGTGAACTATATCATCTTAGCCAGACCGTCGTGGCTAAACGAATCCGGAGGGATATCCGGGCAAATACACCGCCGGCGGGAGCGACACGGCACGATATAAGGCACTGGGAAATAGTGTGGCAATACCGTGTGTGGAATATGTCATGTCCGGGATTGCGGAATGTTTGAAGTGATTTGTTTAGTTTGAGGGGGATCGGAGAATGGCAAGGGCAAGGAACATTAAACCAGGGTTCTTTAAAAACGAAGAATTAGCAGAATGCGACCCATTAGCACGGATTCTTTTTGCTGGTCTTTGGACTATTGCGGATAAAGAAGGACGTATGGAATACAGACCAAAGCGAATTAAGGCTGAGATTTTGCCTTATGATGACTGCGAGATTGATGCACTTATTTACCAATTAACTGAGCATGGGTTTATTATCCTTTATGAAGTTGACAATGCCCAATACCTTGAAATTCCTACATTTTTAGACCATCAAAACCCCCATAAAAACGAACCAGAAAGTAAAATTCCAGAGTGTAGTGAGGACTCGGGTGCAAATATCATACAAAGACAGTCCAAAGACAGTCCGAATCCGGCTGAATCCCTTAACCCTATTACTGAATCCCTCATCATTGAAAACGGAAAACGCGACTCGCGTACTTGTACCCGAAAAAAACCCGATAATAGAATTCAATACGCCGAGTTTGTAAAAATGACTCAGATTGAACATGGCAAATTAGTCGAACAATATGGCGAAGAAATGACAGACCGCTTTATTCAAAAGCTGGACAATCATAAAGGAGCATCTGGCCGGACGTATAAGTCTGACTACAGAGCTATCTTGTCATGGGTTATTGATGCGGTACTGCCAAAGAACATACCCAAGAAAAACGATCCCGCATCTGCCATCGATGAATTGATAAGGGGGTATGAATGTGGATAATGAGCAATTAGCCCGAATCTTCAAGGTGCTGAAACCCCTTGTATTAGCATACCCGAATCTGAAAATAACCAAGGACACGCTTGATTTATACGCCAGAGCCTTGTCTGACATCGACTTTGGCGCATTAAATGCCGCAGTCCTAAAGTGCATCAACACCTGCGACTATTTCCCGTCTATCGCCCGGATTCGCGCAGAAGCCACAAACATGATCCAGACTGTGACCGACACGAAAATAAAATCTCCAGACGAGGCATGGGACGAAGTTTTAAAACAGATGCAGGAAACCGCTTTCACCACTAAAAAGCCGTTATTTAGTACGCCGGAAATAGAACAGGCGGCCCGGTCTATGGGGTGGGTTAACCTATGCGAAACCAAGACGGATGATATCGGTGTTGCTAGAGGGCAATTCCTGAAACTTTACGATGCAGCTTGTAAGCGCAGGAAAGAAAAGTCCATTGACGGAGAAGTATTGCGCCGGCTTGAAGCCAATGGAATAGTATTTATTCCTGGCAATATGAATTTGCCGGGAAGCCTAACATCAACAGGGAGGCAAACAACTTGAAAATCAAAGGCAAGGACACCTGCCCCAAAACCAACACCACTCTTTCAGTCGTAAAATGTTCAGGCTGCGCCCATTGCCGGAATTACAGGGCCCAGGTGCTGATGAACGCACCGGCGATTCGGTATATATTCTGCGGGTATAAGAGTGCATAGCCAAGGAGGGGGGATTATGGACTGGATTAAGGTTAACGAGAGGTTGCCGGAGAAATCCGGGACGGTAGTGGTTTACCATGATTGTTACGGCTTAGATACGGCTTATTTTAATACTATTGGGAATGGTTTTTGGATAAATGGGCGGCGCGAAAATGATGATATTACCCATTGGATGCGAATAGAGTCACCTAAAGAGGGAGGATGAGGGAATGATTCCACTAATGCTCATGCGGAAAAACAAAGAACTAGAGAAACAAAACACCGCCCTCCAATCCCGGCTAACGGAGGCGGAGGGGTTGTTGAGGGATGCAGGGGCAATAATGCGGGGTTTTGGGAGAGTGTTCCCAAATATATGTGCCCAAACTATGTGGAAGATAGAGCAATTTCAAAGGGAGGCGGGAAGGTTTGAGTGAGTGCAAGCATGAGTTTGTGTGGTATAGGATTTCGGCCACATCGGCATTTGATAAAGAACTATGTCGGCATTGTAAGAAAGCACGTGGAGAAATAGCCCTCCAGCAACAACTCCAAGCAGCAGAAGCAAGGGCGGCAGAGGCGGAGGCAAGAGAGGCGCAATATAGGGCGGCGTTGGAGTATCTTCATATGTTTCACAATTATCGCACTGTTGAAAAATATAACGAAATTCGCGAATTATTATATTCCACCCCACCCGGCCCGGTGTCCGCACTAATTGAGGCGGCAGAGGCAGAGGCGCGGGAGGCAGTGTATAGGGCGGCGTTGGAGAAGGCTTTAATTGATTTGGGAGAAGCAAATAGATACCAAAGAATTGCCGAGGGCAAGCATCCTTTTTGGACTGTATATCGAGATATCGAAAAAGCCCTCTCCGCCTCCCCCGGCCCAACCTACAAAAACGAGTGGCCGGAGGGTTATTGATATGGGCAGAGTTTTAAACAAACAAGAAGAACAGAAGCGGGAAGAGTTATATTATAACGGCCTGTCAGATCATAAAATAGCTTTTATATGCAAATGTTGCCAACAAACCATAACCAGATGGAGAGAACGGCGCGGGATGCCGAAAAATCATCCTGCGGGGAGAAAGAAGGTTGTCTATAATATTCTCAGTTAGGCGAATTTTAAGTCAGGGTCAACGAACAAATGTTCTTCCAAGGGAAATGATTTAGGACAAAGAAAAGGGCTTAGAGAGGCAAAATAACATTGTTTGAACGAGGTGATGTTGTGAATAACATAAAATTAAATGGCGGTTTTGTGGCCGTGGTCGACGAAGAAGATTATGAATGGCTCAATAAGTATACTTGGAAAGTGGCAAATAAATTTTGTGAAGCAAATAGATACGTAATTACAATAGTGGAATTGGATGGAAAACAAAAAACTATACTTATGCACAGGATGATAATGAAGCCGTCTGATGGCGTATATGTTGATCACATTAACGGTAATAAATTGGACAACAGGAGATGTAATTTAAGATTATGTACAATAGCTGAAAATAACCTAAATAAACGCGGTTCCTCCTATAAAAAATCATCGAAATATAAAGGCGTGTATAAGTGTACCCAAACCACTTGGCTTGCATGTATTGTTCACAATAAAAAACAACACAACATTGGGTTTTTTAAAAACGAAATAGAAGCGGCCAAGGCTTACAACGTAGCAGCAATCAAATATCATGGTGAGTTTGCTAGATTGAACGAAATATAAAAACAATCTATTAACCGGTAAATGATTAGGGGGAGGGTAATGAAATGCCACCATTAGCCAATATGTTCGAGAAAGCAATGGCCAAAAAAGATGATGTGGCAGAAAGAATATTAAAACAAGTAAAGGGTGCGCCAAATATAAAGCCGGTGGAGAAAACCAATAAAATCACATACAAGCTGGTTTTTGAAACTACGGAGGAATTCAGACGGATAGCAAGAGAGATCGGCGACAGTATTGCATATTGGGAACAAGAAGTCCATTTATGCGATCAGGCATTTGGTGACATCCGGCATTTGGCGGAAAAGCAAATAATAGACCAAAAGAAACGGACCAAGGTATTCAAGTTACTGCGAGAATATAGTTTGAGACGGCGGGAAGCCAAGGACAATTTAGGCGTCCTTCAGCCACTTGGGGAGTTTATTGGCAAACATAAAGGAATCTGGCAAGAATTAGACGGGGTTTACGGCAAGATGCGAAAAGAAATGCAACATGTGGATAGTGAGAGAGTATATAATCCGCGAGTATTGCCGGATATATTTGATTAAAAGGGAGGGGTTGGATGATCACGTTCACGGTATATGGCGAACCTGTCGCGCAAGGAAGGCCGAAATTTACAACAATAAGCGGCCATGCAAAAGCGTATGACCCGGAGAAATCTGCCAATTATAAATCCATTGTTCGGTATGCAGCGTCAAAGGTAAGGCCGGAAAAACCCTTGGAAGGGCCACTACAATTGACGGTTATTGCTTATAAAAGCATACCGAAGTCATTTAGCAACAAAAAAAGAAATTTAGCAATAGATGGCGAGATAAAACCAATAACGAAGCCGGATATTGACAATGTAATAAAAGGGATCAAGGATGCTTTAAAAGGTGTCATTTGGAACGATGACAGCCAAGTCGTTGAATTGTTGGGGGTAAAGAGATATTCGGATGTTCCGCGGGTGGAAATTAATATAAAGGCGGTGTGATTTATGACATCGGCAGATATATGTGCGGCAATGCGCGAGAGATATAAACAGCCGGAATGGTGCCTATTTTTTGAAGTAGCCAATGGGACAGGTGGAAACGCGAAGAGGCATGCTGACGCATTAGCAATGAATATGTATCCGAGCCGAGGGCTTGCGATTCTCGGTTTTGAAATCAAGGTTTCGCGGCAGGATTTAAAGCGGGAACTTGAAAATCCCGACAAGGCTGAAGCGGTTGCTCAGTATTGCAATGAGTGGTGGCTGGCGGTGCCGGAAGGATTAATCAGGGACGAGGATAATATTCCGACACCTTGGGGAATCATTGAACTTATTAGCGGGAAAATGTGGGTTAAAAAGAAAGCGCAAGCATTGGAACCCAAGCCAGTGACAAAGCAATTTATGGCCGCTGTTCTTAGGTCGGCAGGTAAGGTTGACGAGGCGACGCTACAGGAAGCGAGAAATAAGGCCGCGCAAGAAATAACGGAATATTATGAGCGCCGGCTTAACAACGAAATCGAATCCAGAACCGGTAATTTTAAAAAACTTAAAGAGAAGGTCGATGAATTTAAAAAAGCCACCGGTCAAGAGTTAAATTATTACACTGATATCGAGGGGTTGGCTGAAAGGTTAAAAATTGCGGAGAGCATGGATGAAATTAATGGTCGCTATGGCGCATTGAAGTCGATGAGGAGATCCGTAGAAAACTTTTTGAATGAATTGGATAAACTGTCTAATCCATCAACAAAGGCGGTGTAACCCATGATTAACGCCCCGGCATGGTGCTTGAAGAAAAACAGAGGCGTGTACCGTCATGAAATGTATTCCAAGTGCTTGAGCCAAAGGCGAAGGGGCAAATGCAAGCATTTGGTTAGATTGCTGAAAGTGGGATGAGGGAGGGGAGTAGGATGAAAAAGATTGAGGAAGCATTAAAGGAATATGGTTTTATTGCAGATGGAGACGAAGCATATATTAATCATCGTGATATTGTGCAGGATGCCATAGCAGAACTGGACGAACTAAAGCAGAATTTGCGGGACATGCTTGATATGTATAGTTTTTGCCCTGTTTGCGGTAGGGAGTATAGATATAGCCATGTAAGCGACTGCTGGCTAGGCAACATGCTGAAGGGGGCGAAGTAGGGTGACCAGAGAAGATATTTTAGTGATGGAGCCTGGGCGGGAGTTGGATGCGCTTGTGGCTGAGAGGGTTATGGGGTGGACAGGGATTTGGACTAATGGTAAGAGTTATATGGCATATCACCCATGCGAACAGGAAATGTCGGTTGGAGAAGCAGAACGGAGTCCAATTTGGCCTTATAGCACAGACATTGCGTCGGCTTGGGGAGTAGTGGAGAAGATGGCAGCGCGAATGAATAATTATCCTGTAGATGGTTTTAAATGGTCGGGGCCGCTATATAAACCCAACACGCATTATTTAACGAGTGAAGGTTATCCGCTAGGGACTGTGTGCTGGTATGTACTTGTGCAAAATGACAATATAGGACGGCACATTGTTTGTGCAGATACATCCCCCGAAGCAATATGCAAAGCCGCCCTGCTTGCCACATTAGGAGGCGATTAAATGTTGGGCTATGTTCGAGACTTACTTATCGGGCTTGCAGGTTCTTATATCACATTGACACTGTACAACCTGCCGGGAAATGAATGGCAATACTTTACGGCGTTTTTTGGTGGTGCAATAACCTTGGGTGTGGCGGCTATTTTAAAAGTGTATCTTGAGAATTAAGGGGGACATATATCGAGGGAGGGGTCGGGTTGACAAAAGAGGAATTGAAACGAGTAAAAAAATACCTGTATTCAATGAAAGCCACGGAGCTTGCCATAATCAACCTGAATAAAGCAATAGAACACCATGTCGGACGCCGGGAAGCACATGTAAGGATTACATCAACCATGAGCCTTGCACCAGGCGGAGACGGCGGATCAAAAATAGAGGCATGGGCGGAATTTACGGATACTTACGAGGAAAGATTGGATTTTCTCAAATATCACTTAGCGGAAAAACAGGACAAGTTGGATGAATACAATATGGTCATGGAAGCACTAGTCCATGATGGGCATTGGGGAAATCTCGCGGTGCAGATCGTGCGACATAAGTATTACCAGCATATCCAGCCTGATTATCATATATACTCGATGTTTCTGTTTTGTTCAAAGCAGACATTTTGGAGGGCACACATGCGGATGCTGCAGTTTGTTTACGATACGCTGCCGCATAGGTTTAGAAATGGGAGGGAGAAAATTAAGGAGGCGCCATTATGACTGACAACAACCGAGCAGAAATATGGAAAGTCCGCGAAACGCTAGAACTAATGCGCAAACTTGCTCCAATGATGACAGATGCGGAAATAACTAGCATTGCCCATATTCTTCTTTCGGCAATAATCCGGATGGAGAAGGAGGCGCAAACCCTATAAAATAAAAAATGTTACTTTTGTGGAACTTTTTCAGTGAGTTTTTATGTTATGCTGAGTTTATAAGAATATAACTAAGGGGGTGAGGCCATTGCACTAAACTCCAAAGAGAGTTGATCAATGGTTTTTAAGGAACACCAAAGGTCATCAGTTGCGGAACTGGTGGCCTTTTTATATATCCCTAAGTAAGACTATCTTAATAGTAAAAGGGTATTCATAGTAAGTATTATTAAGTAAGACTTAGTACCTAAATCCCGGAGGAGGATGAAACATGAGGAAAATATCAAGATCTGAGTACATACGGCGGCAGAGAAAAAACGCTGATTCGGTGAGACGGACGAAACATTGCTTTTGGGTAATGGGTAGGTAAAGAGGTGAGTGATTATGGCCCGTCATAATTGGGAACAGATTAAAAAAGAATATGTCGAAGGAATCAAGAAAGGCGGGCAGTTAATTCATCCGTCACAAGCTGAAATATCTGCTAAATATAATATTGATCCCGCTACAATTTGCCGTAAAGCTAAAAAAGATCAATGGGACGTACAAAAAGAAATAATGGTCAATAAAATATCAACCAAACGTCAAGAGAAGAAAGCGGAAGTTATCTCTGATGAAGGTAGTCAATTTGATCTTGATTGTTTCAATGCTGCTAAAAAAGGAATGGACAAAGTGCAAGCAATGATTGACAAGCAAGCACTGCCTGAAGATATAAACAAATTGTCTGCAGCGTTAAAAAACTTCCAGGCCGTAGGAAAGGTAAGTCTAGGAGATAAAGACAGCGGCTCGGATACCGTTAAAATAAAAGTCACATTGGTAGATGATAATGAATGAATATAGAACTAGAAGTCAGCAAGAAAGTATTCAACGATATTTATATTCCATTCCTTAATGACGATACCCGAACCCAGTTATTATTCGGTGGTTCGTCATCGGGGAAATCATATTTCCTAGCGCAACGGGACGTCCTGGACGTTCTAAAAGGCGGTAGGAATTTTCTTTTAGTGCGTAATGTTAAAGACACTATTCGTAAGTCAGTATTTAACGAGATAGTTAAGGCCATATCATTTTTCAAGGTAAATAAGTATTTTACTATTAACAAGTCTGACATGGTTGTTACCTGTATTAACGGCTATCAAATATTATTCGGGGGCCTTGATGACGTTGAAAAGATAAAATCCATCACCCCGCAAAAAGGCGTTATCACCGATATACGCATTGAAGAAGCTACCGAGACAGATAGGGACGCAGTAAAGCAATTATATAAACGTCTACGGGGTATTTCTAAAGACAAAAAACGTCTTACAATGTCATTCAATCCTATACTGCAGGATCATTGGATATACAAAGACTTCTTCGGCATATGGGATAATTCAAAACAATGTTGTCGCGGTGAAGATGTTGTAATTCTAAAAACGACATATAAAGATAACAAGTTCCTAACACCCGATGACATAAAAGGATTAGAGAACGAACCGGACCCATATTATTACGATGTTTATACTTTGGGTAATTGGGGCGTACTTGGAGCGGTTATCTTTAAAAATTGGCGCACAGAAAACTGCAGCGAAATTAGAAAGATTGCTGATAAGTTTAAAAACGGCCTCGACTTTGGTTATGGCAGTGATCCGGCAGCATTAATACATACCTATTATGATAAGATGCGAAAACGGATATATGTACTCGACGAAATATACGAACGAGGCTTAACTAATGATGTGCTTGCCGACAAAGTAAAAGCTATTATCGGCAGACAAGTTGTAACATGCGATAGCTCAGAACCTAAAAGCATACAGGAATTAAAAAACCTTGGAATTACTGCCAAGGGTGCCATAAAAGGCAAAGACTCAGTTAACTTCGGCATTCAATGGTTACAACGCCAGGAAATTATTATAGACGTTAGTTGTCAAAACGCAAAGAATGAATTTCAACAGTATAAGTGGCGTGAAGACAAGAACGGGAACGTGCTGAATGAACCTGTAGACAAGCTGAATCATTTGATCGATGGTCTTAGGTACGCTTATGAGGACGAAATGCGGAACAGAGTAACCGACGTTAGTCTTGATTTGAACGTTGGCAAACAACAGTCATACTGGAAAATCGTATAGGTGGTGAAAACATTGGCCTTAGACTTAAATATAATCGGCGATTCCGGCCTAAAACGCTCGGGCGGCAGAATTTACGAAGAACAACTTCGCAAACTTAGCGGCGGCAGGGCGGCAAAAATATATGCTGAGATGTCACAGAATGACCCGGTTATCGGGTCAATTTTATTTGCCATCGAAATGTTGTGCAGGCAGGTCACGTGGTCAGCAGAACCTGCTTCCGATAACACAGCCGATGCAGAACCCGCGCAGTTTCTCGAAGAGTGCATGTCGGATATGTCGCACTCCTGGCCGGACTTAATCAGCGAAATATTAACAATGCTTATTAACGGCTGGGCATATCACGAAATTATCTATAAATACCGTCAAGGGCCGGACAGCACCGATCCAAGCAGACGAAGTAAGTTCACCGATGGGAAAATAGGCTGGCGTAAGATCCCGCTAAGAGCGCAGGAATCACTCGACAGATGGGAGTTTCAAGACGACGGCGGTATTGCCGGGATGCATCAATCGGTTATGTATGGCACTAATCCTGGGAACGTATTCATCCCCATTGAAAAGGCACTTTTATTCAGAACGAAAATAATCAAGAACAACCCCGAAGGCGTTAGCGTACTTCGCACAAGCCACAGGCCCTGGTTTTTCAAAAAAAGAATCGAAGAGATTGAAGCCATCGGCATTGAAAGGGACTTAGCCGGACTGCCGGTTTGCGAAGTGCCGCCGGAAAATTTAATGTCTGACGCAACAGCCACACAAAAGGCGATGGTTGAACAATTAAAAGTCATAGTATCCGAAATCCGCCGGGACGAAAGGGAAGGATTAGTCATCCCTGCCGAATTAAACGACGATGGAAAACCGACTGGCTTTAAATTCCGGCTTTTGTCCACCGGCGGCACACGGCAAATTGACGTTGATAAAACCATTACAAGGTATGAACAGCGCATCGCCATGACGGTACTCGCTGAATTCATAATGCTGGGACTCGATAAAGTCGGGTCCTTTTCTCTTGTCAGCAGTAAGATGAATTTATTCTCCACGGCGTTATATGCTTGGCTTGACTCAATTGCCGAAGTGTTTAACAGGTTCGCTATTCCGCGGCTGTTTCAAGTCAACGGCTGGAAGCTGGAGCAATTGCCTACACTGAAACACGGTCCAGTCCAGGAGTTGAGCATTGATGAACTCGGCGTATTCTTAGAGAAACTCGGAAAAGCAGGTTTCCCGCTCGTAGGAGATGACGAGTTAGAAAATTACCTGCGGCGCAAAGCTAACTTACCGCAACGAGAACCGGGACCAATGTAGAAAGGAGGCGCACAGATGCCTAATGAAAAAGAATGGGCCTATCAACATAATGCAGCCGATGCCCACGTCCTCCAACTAACCAACGGCACAGAGCTCATCCTCGCCGACCTGCAGGACATCGACATTGCACTCATCGAAGAAGCCATTGCCCGAGGCGATCCGGCGTATATCATTGACTCTATAGACTGGGCCGACCGCTTCGACAATCGTCTGGCAAAACTGCACGAATCCATCGCAAATTCCATCATGGCACTCACGGGCGCAGAAGCATGGAAACGGTTAGACATCCCCTATTCCTTTGACATCAGAAACCCATACGCCGAAAGATGGGTCGCAGAACACGGGGCCGAGCTGGTAACGATGGTGAGCGAAGAAACAAAGCTTGCCATTCGTTCTGTAGTTTTTGAAGGGATGCAGACGGGATATCCGCCGCGAGATATGGCCAAGCGCATTCAGGGCATGATAGGACTTACTGACAGGGACGCAAGGGCGGTGTTGAGGTATTGGCTGGCGCTTAATGAGGATGCTAATAATTTGACAGCAAAGCAAGTCGACGGAATGGCGATGGATTATTCTAAACGGTTGCTGAGGAATAGGGCAATGAATGTGGCGAGGACAGAGTGCATCGGTGCTTCTAATCGTGGAGTAGAAATTGCATGGAAAGTTGCTCAAAATGAAGGATTTTTACTCCTCGAGAGCAAAAGAGTATGGATAGCCGCAACTGCTTCAGCCAGGACTTGTCAACACTGTAAACCAATGGACGGGCAAAAGGTCGGGCTTGATGAAAAATTTTATTCAAAGACTCTAGGGAAACATGTTAGTGGGCCTCCACTCCATTGCTCGTGTAGATGCGCCCAAGGCTTAGTGACTCCAAGGAGTGATTAAAATAACTCGAAAGTGTGTCGTTTGCCAAAAAGAATATAAGCCTATAAAAGAGACTCAAAAATACTGCTCTAAACCATGCCAACACATCGGATCAAGGAAAAGGATAGAAAAAGTCTGTTGTAACTGTGGCAAAGTATTCAAAGTGAAACCTTGTTGCGATAGCAGAAAATATTGTTGCCATAAATGTTCTGTTGAATCAAAAATGATTTGGAGAACATGCCCTCAATGTGGCAAGACATTTAGAGGTCATAAAACACATTGCAGTGTAAAATGTGGTAATGATAGCAGAAAGGGCAGCGCTCCTTGGAACAAAGAAACTCCATGTAAAATAATCTGCATTATTTGTGGCAAAGAATTCGAAGTTCCTAAAGTCAGGAAGGATTCAGCAAAATATTGTTCAGATGCTTGTAAACACGAAGCGAAAAGAAGAATCACAGGTAAGGAGCATCCGTTATTTCTCGAAAGGAAAATTGTTAAATGTCAATGGTGTGGCAAGGAGTTTAAGGTTAAACCAAGCAAAGAACTTGAAACAAGATATTGTTCCAGATTTTGCGTTGGTTCTGCAACAACAGCCGCACAAGGAGGAAGGAAAAGTTCACTTGAATTAATAGTTAAGAACGAATTGGAAATGCTAAATATAGATTTTATTGAACAACAGCGGCTAGGCAGGTATTTAGTGGACTTTTATTTACCTGAAAGCAAAATTGTTATCGAAGCAGATGGCGATTATTGGCATAATAGACCAGAACGAAAACAAAAAGATATTAAAAAGGACCAAGATTTAAAATCCCGCGGTTATAAAGTTCTAAGATTCAAAGAGCAAGACATAAAAAACAATATCAAAAAATGTATGAATTTACTCAAGCAAGCAATGTGAGTTTTCGGGTATAATAGTAATTATGGACAAGCGATACGCAACAACAGACGACTTGCCACGATATATAAAAAACATCCTGGGCGACGATTACGAAGCACTAGGGTTTATGTGCCATGTCATCAATGAGGAACTGGACAAGGGAACAGGATGGACACAGGCCATCGACCGAGCATGGAAGTGGTTGAAATTGACACAGGGGAAACCATAGGGGGCATGCACTTGAAATACACTATTCGTCAATTAACCGCCGAAGAAGGGTCTGGTTGGATAGTCGAGTTTCCAGACCTACCTGGGATTATCGGAACGGGAGACACGAAGGAAGAAGCTATAGAAGATGCTATGGATGCTAGAAATGGCTGGTTGAGGGGAAACCCTAGAGGTGCTGATGTTGTAATATCTGAAATTATATCCAAACTTAAAAATGCGGCGAATATTAAATGCACTCTTAATTTTGGAACCACACCGCTCGAATACCGTGGTCAAACTTTCAGAGTGCGCAACTATAACGACACGGCTACAATAGTAATTGATGGACAGAGTTTCAAGATAAGTATGGATGATTTTAATAAACATATAAAGCACTTAATTGACTAAAGCGGCTGTCAGATGACGGTCGCTTTTCTTATTGCCAGATTTGCCCTGCGTCTGTGGTTCGTCCCGGCAGGGATTCCCCATAGGGGGATATATTGATTCAAGGGAGACTAAACAATGCGCGAACTACGCTGCGACTGCAACGAACACAGGCCACTGATTTTGAAATACACCGACACCACAGTCCAGGGGAAATGCCGGAAATGCAAAAAATTGCACGGTCTGGAAGTGGTGGACGGCAAACTCCAGGAGGTAAAGCATGGGAAAGAAGAAGGAAAAACCTAAACCGAAGAAACCCCCACAGGAACATCTGAGTTTCAAAGCCATTGACCGCATGATGCGAACCAACCGGGGAATTAATTTTAGATAGGGAGGCACATGATGTCCGAAATCGAACAAACAGCCCAAGTGGTTCAACAGGGAGCCCAAGCCGCACAAGCGGCAACGTCTGGTTTTGTAACTGGGTTTAAGGAGATATTGGAAACAGTAACGCCATATATGGAAAAAGCGGCTGAAGCTGTAGGGACTTCTGCTAAGTACCTTTTTCAATTACAGGTACAACAGGCAAAGGTTTATGCCATATCCGCCTGCCTTAAATATGTGTTGTGGTTTTTACTTTTTGGGGGACTTTGGCGTTTAATTCAGATTAGTTTTAGAGAAGGGACACTTTTAGCTAAAATCAGAGAAGACATTAGCGCAATTGACTTTTTTATGATATTGCTAATCATCAATCTAACCTTCATAGCGACATTTATTTTTGCATTACCAAGCTTTGTAGAAGTGTGTACGCTTATTTTTAACCCTGAATATTGGGCATTAAGTGAAGTAGTTAAATTACTTAAAGGCAACATGAAATTCTAAGGAGGCACGATGATGCTGGAATTTATTGTTTTCAATGTAGGTGCATTCCTTGTGGGTTGCGCTATTATAATTTCTGCGTTACTTTACAATGATAACGAAGTTCAAAAAGCCACACATTATGCTGTTTTAGCAGTATGTGTACTGGAAATTATGGATCTGTTAAAATAGGGAGGCATAAAATGCTCAACGGACGTTCAATTCTCATTACAGGGGCGACCGGAACATTAGGTAAAGCCCTGGTGAAACACATACTTGACAATTACCAACCCCGGCGACTGGTAGTATTCAGCCGGGACGAACATAAGCACTATCTCATGGCGCAACAGTTCAAAAATGACTGCTTGCGCTTTTTTGTTGGCGACGTGCGCGACTTTGACCGCGTGAATCAGGCATGCAAGGACATCGACTACATTATTCACGCAGCAGCGATGAAGCACGTTGACATAGCCGAATTCAACCCGATGGAATGTATTAAGACCAACGTCATCGGGACTGAGAACGTCATAAAAGCCGCTATCGCCCATGGCATAGAAAAAGCCATATTGATATCCACCGATAAGGCGATTAACAGCGTATCTCTCTATGGGGCCACGAAGCTGGCTGCCGAAAAACTATTTATCGCGGCAAACAATATGGACAAGGGCACGAAGTTTTCCGTTGTCCGCTTGGGCAACGTCATTAATTCTTCCGGGTCCGTATTGCCGCACTATAGGAAACTGATTGCCGAGGGTGCAGAGTTCTTGCCCTTGACACATCCACTTATGGCGCGGTTCTGGATCAGCGCCGACGAGTGTGCAGAGTTTATCCTTAAATGCCTTATGCACATGAGCGGGCAAGAGACATTCGTCCCGAAAATGAAGTCGATCTACATCCGGGATCTAATAGATGCCCTGGGCAAAGGCTTTGAGACTGTCGGCATGAGGCCGGGGGAGAAACTGAAGGAAATCATCTGCCCCAGGGAAACGGCAGACATTACGGCAGACTGCGGCAGTTATTATCTAATCAAAGAAGGCGTGCCAAAAAACAGCGTACCGATTGACTTTCAATATGATTCGATGGACAATCAGTTCCTGACCGTTGAAGAGATCAGGAAGCAGATAGGGGAGGCGCAAATATGACGGACTCTGATCTGCCTACACTTACAGCAATAAAGGTGTACAAAGAAATTAAAGAATTTATGGAAGAAGTCGAATGCGGGATGTCAGTCAAGAAATGCCTTGAATGTTCATTTTCTGAAATAAGTTCGACATTTACGCTTGGAATAACAGAACCGATTATTATTCCCTGCAAACTTATTTGTAAAGTAACAGGAGAAACCATCGAAGTTACCAAGTGCATTAAGGAGGCGTAAAACGCTTATGATTTACCTTGACAATCCGAACATCAGTTTTAAAGACATAGATGCAGTACAAAAAGCCCTATTGGGTAACGACATATCGACAGTGGGTGACAAACGTGGAGAATTTGAAAAGGCCGTTGCTGCTTATCTTGGCGGTGATGTCCACTGTATCAGCACTAACTCTGGTTCTGCGGCCATTTTTACTGCCCTGAAAGTCCTAGGCACAGGCCATGGCGATGAAGTAATTATCCCGGCCACGACATTTGTTGCAACAAAGCATGCGGTCACGATGACCGGGGCCCGACCTGTAGTGGTAGACATTGACCCAAATACATGGAATATCGACCCTGCCGAGATTGAGAAGGCAATTACGATAAAAACGAAGGCTATATTGCCCGTACATTTATACGGTAATCCTTGCGATATGGAAGAGATAATGCAGATAGCTAATGATAAAGGGCTAGAAGTAATCGAGGATGCTTGCCAGTCTTTGGGCGCAACATATGACGGATATCAAACCGGGACTATTGGACCAATTGGTTGCTTCAGCTTCAACCGCAACAAAATTATTACCAGCGGCGGGGGCGGAATGATAGTCACAAATAGTAATGTATTGGCAGAACGTGCAAGGCAATTCGTAAATCAAGGCCGTGACAGTAACGGAAACGTTGTTGGACACGGTTTTAATTTTGGTATGGTAAACCAGAATGCGGCTTTGGGATTGTCACAAATGGGGCGATTGCCGGAGTTCCTGGAAAAGAAGCATGAGTTCTATAATTCATACTGTTTGCACTTGGAAGCGTTAATAGACCGCGGCATTGTTGAAATGCAAAAATTTTACCAAAACGACTACAGTTCAAATTTTAGATGGACTAATCCAACAAAACCCTCTTTCTGGTTCACCGCCATCAAAATCAACCACAACAAACAAATCCCCCAAATTCAGGCCGAACTAAAAGCCCGCGGCATACCTACCAGGCGCATATTTGAACCCCTGACCAATTTACCAAACGCCCGGGAACTATACGAAAAGGGATTGTGTTTACCAAGCAGTACCCTGAACGCGGTGGAGGACATCGAATACGTGGCAAAGACACTCTTGGAGGTGCTTGGATAATGGAACTTCGAATGACGATAACAATTATCATCGTTTCGTTTTTTGTTTTACTTGGCTTTATGCACTGGGTTGACCGGAGGTATAAGTAATGTATGCACTTATTCCGTGCAGAGGTGGTTCAAAGAGAATCCCCCGCAAAAATATCCGCGAATTCTGCGGCATGCCGTTGATCTATTGGGCCATAAAACAGGCCCAGGACAGCGGAGTATTCGACGAAATATTTGTATCCACCGAAGATGCTGAAATAGGGGCCATTGCTCGTAGTTACGGAGCAATAGTCATTCCCCAACCTATGGCTTCCGACATATCGACCAATGTTGATGTCGTCCGGTGGGTAGCGGATAAATATCTGGTAGACTCAATTATGCTCCTGCAATGCACATCGCCATTACGCACGCCGGAGAACATCCGGGAGGCCGCAGGATACATGACTGAATCCCTTGTATCGGTCTACAGTCCCATAGACGGGACTTACATCCAAAATGGGGCCATATACGCGGCCACAACAGACTTTATTCGACGGACTGGACGTTTATATAACGACAGTTCTTTTTTGTATCTGATGGGCAAGGAGAATTCGGTGGATATAGACGAGGAAATTGATTGGCGGATAGCCGAGGCTTTGATGAGGAGTAGATTGCAATGACTATAAAAGATGCGACTCTCAAAATGACTATAAAAAGCCCGACAATAAGACTCAAATTGTTCAGCTGGTTTATGGCGCTTTTGGTTCTTTTAAGAATCGTTAAACCCGAAGAAGCCGTGGATTGGATGATGCAAAAGATACGAAAGCATACGAAATACCGTATTGGCAACGGAGAATGGCAAACATTGAAAAGGAGCGATTAAATTGCCGAACACTTTTATAATTGCAGAAATAGGCGTAAATTTTAATAAATCCCTCGATATGGCATACACCCTTTGTGATCTAGCCAAAGAAGCCGGGGCTTCAGCGGCCAAGTTCCAAACGTGGGTCACCGATAAAATCCTCCCCCCCGACCATCCCCGGTATCAAATGCTAAAGGACTTGGAAATGCCGTTCGACTTCTTCCGCAATGTGAAGCAATACTGCGACGACATCGGGATCATGTTCCTATCCACACCGGACGACGAGGAAAGCCTTGATTTCCTGGTTGATGAGATGGACATAGAAATCATAAAGATTGGCAGCGGAAATCTGACAAATAAATCATTTTTGGAGAAGGTTGCAACTAAAAACAAACCAATTATCTTATCAACGGGTATGGGCAGTAAAAAAGAAATTAGAGAAGCACTTGATCTTTTATGCCGTCCGGGCGTTCGATGGGTGCAGTTATTACATTGCATTTCTTTATACCCTACCAAGTACGAAGAAGTCAATCTTAACGCAATAAAGCAAATGAAAGATGAATTTACATGGTATACTGGCCTCTCCGACCATACCCCCGGCATTGAAATCCCGATTGCAGCCGTGGCACTTGGCGCAACGGTTATCGAGAAACATCTGACATTGAACAGGAACCTTCCCGGCCCGGATCATGCGGCATCATTAGAGCCCGGCGAGTTTAAGCAAATGGTGCAGGCGATCAGAAATGTTGAAGCGGCCATGGGGAATGGTATCAAACAGCCGTGTGAAAGGGAATTGCAGGTTAGGGATTTGTATAGGTTGAAAGGAGTTTGACTCTGTGGATGAATTTGATCCCAAAGCCATTGAGTGTTTAAAGAAAATAATTGAACAGGCGGAGTCAGGAGAAATCGGGATTACCCATGTATCAATAGAGGAAGGTATTAGTGTTCTAGGGCGCGATCGTGGGTACATAGAGAGAAAGCCCAATGGAAGATCTACTGTTATTATTAACTACCGGAAAATACAATAAGGAGCATGCTTCCGCATGAAAGGCTTGACATTAAAAAGAGTCTGTACAATCATCGAAAAGTCAAAGGTACTGATCAAAAATGACGGCACGAATCCAACGGCAGATGAAATTTGGAACTACAGTCCCACCGGCGAATTGTTCATGATCTGGGAATGGTGGTATCAAGCCAAAATGAAACTGCTAATAGATGCAATAATGGAATGCGACGGATTGCTTTATAATAGCAGTCCTGCGGCACTATTGGCTAGGGTCGAGAAGCTTTATACATTGAAAGGAGCGTGACTCCATGATCTATCAAACAAAACAATATATGCAGTTCCAGGCATGGCATGACGGGGCCGAAATTATAACGGCTGGCGGCATGCCTCTTTTATTGCGTGACGGACTGGCCTACACGCCAAATAACTCCTACGGTGGGCCGACTCAGGACTTTTGCCCTTTCGACTTTATCAACGATTTAAAGGCGGCAGGGGCCAAAGAATACCTTATCCGGTTTACGCCCTGGCTGAGAAACCATATTGATTTTCCGAACGCTGTATTTAGCCGCCATACCGTGGCTCGGGACTTATCGATGCCGATCCGGTGGGGGCATGGGACAAAGTCATCGATTAAGAAGAATATGGAATCTGATTGTGACGATAGAATATTTCACGGATACGAACTATTATATGAATTTCCAGATGACCGCAACCCATTTTTTAATTTTCATAGGCTTTATATTGAAACTATGGAAAGAAATCAAACTGAACGTTGTTATAAATATAATCTAATTTATTTCTCAAGAATGTTCGCTCATCTTAAAGATAGTATTGATTTATTCACAATAATGGACTGTGATGAAAAAATAATCGCCGCCGCAACCTTCCTGCACGACAAATATACGGCCCACTACCAATTCAGCGGCATGGACATCGAATATGCCCACCTGTACCCGATGGAAAGGTTAATCAGTGAGGCATGCCACTATTACCAAGGGCGAGGAGTCAAGTTAGTACATTTCGGCGGGGGACTTGCTGAGGATGACTCGTTGCACCGGTTTAAGAAGAAATTCGGGAATTTGGAATTGGAATATTACACGGCGAGGGGGAGCGTTTAATGTTTAAAAATATTGACTTGGATAAACATTTTTTGTCCATAGAAACTTATTGCGATATCGATCTTGATAGATATAACGAATACACAGAAGAAGAGGCAAGAAAACATGAAAACACAGCAAAAAGCAATATAGCTTATAAAATAGCAGAAGGTATATACAATACTTTCACTGTTACTAAATCGGTATTCGAGAATGAAAATAGATTAACGTATGGCATGGATATAATGGTTACAACAAAAAGCGAACTACATAAGTTTTTAACTAAGTTTAAGCAAAAAGTATTAGATGGTGAAGCATGAAAAAAATAGCATGGGTCACAACGCAAAGAAGCGAACTAAACGCCTCCCGCTATGTCATACAGGCCCTTCGTGATGATCCGGAGTTTGACCTATCTTTAATCACTGGATGGATACCCAAGGGCGAGATTGATATGCCGGCATATTATATTCGCAATTATGATGCTAGAGACTTTCAAACGGCTTGTTTTAACCTCTCGCATGTATTGCGAGATGTTTCGGGAGCATTGTTGGATATAAAACCCGACATGCTCATCCTAAACGGAGACAGGGTGGAGCTGGTTCCGATTGCCCTGGCCGCAAATCTTCGCGACATACCTATTGCATTAATCGGTGACGGCGAAATCACAGACGGCAGCCGGGACAACTTATACCGCTATGCTTTAAGTCGTTTTGCCCATCTGCACCTAGTCAGCGACCATTATGCCGCGAAAAACCTCATTCAATCCGGGGAACAACCGGAGCGAGTCCACATCGTAGGCCAATGCGGACTTGAGAACGTCGCCCGGACTCCGAAACTATCCCTGGAGGAAACTAGCAAGGCCATAGGGCTTGATTTAAGCATTCCGACGGCGTTGTGCATCTATTACCCTTCGATTGAGCCAAAAGTAAACTATCAAGATAAAAGATGTTTGACCGTTCAATCATTAAGTGTAGAGGGTCAAATTAATCCTATTCTTAGCGCGTTGGATAGGATAAACCAACAGACTGTTTTTGTGCAACCATGCGCCGAGTTAGAATCAAATACCATTATCAATGCCATAAATGAATATTGCTGGACACACGACAACTGCAAAGCATTCACAAATCTCGAAAACCAACTATTCCAAAGCCTGATGCAGCAATCTGCATTCATGATAGGCAATTCTTCCTGCGGAGTGATTGAATACCCGTTCACGGGACACAGAACCATAAATATAGGTAGTAGGCAAAGTGGCCGGCAACACTATCCGTCGGTTATTAATACTGTATATGATGTCGATGAACTTGTGCAACACATAAAAGAAGCACTAGGATCTGCAGACGGCGGGATGGTATTGCCTGACGATTTGCCCAGCAAGAGAATAGTTCAGGTGATTAAGGAGAATATCGAGGACCCGAATTTACTTTTTAAGAAAATTCTTTTAGGAGGCTAACTCCGTGAAAGTGTTACTTATATCCCCGCCGGTCACAAGGCCGGTGGGTTTTGACGCATCTATCGTCCGAGTTTCCCCATTCATTCCCCTTGGACTTGCCTACGTCGCCGCAGCACTCGAAAAAGCAGGGCATGAGGTAAGGATTCTCGATGCTTTGATTGAGGGGGATTTGCAGGGAATAACTCAAAAAAAAGGTTATACAATTCGCTATGGCCTTTCGGACCACGAAATAATAAAAAGAATCCGGGAATATAATCCTGATTGTGTTGGGGTATCATGCCTTTTCTCGGCTATGGAACGAGATGCCGTATATGTTTGCGGCCTAGCAAAAGAAGTTAATAGAAATATTAGCACAGTTATCGGCGGAGCATGGGCAGGAACCAACAAAGAAAAAATATTGAAGTTTCGTGGCTATTCGGTAGATTACGTCATTCGCGGCGACGGGGAACAAGCAATATTAGACATCATAAACCACGGATTTTCAAGACCGCGACCCATTGAAAACCTCGACACCATTCCTTTCCCTGCCTATCATCTTCTCCCCATGCAAAAATACTTTGACCTTGCCGTCGGCCATGCAGGGTACAAGCAAAAACCCTTTATGACCATGATCACTTCCCGAGGATGCAAATTCGCGTGTTCCTTCTGCAGTATTGCCAATCACTGGGGCAAAAAGCCGCGATACCGTTCCGCCGTGTCCGTCCTATCCGAAATAGACTTTCTCGTCAACCAATACGGCATACGCGAGATCCACTTCGAGGACGACAATCTCACCGGCGACAGAGCGCGGGCCATACAAATCTTCGACGGACTGATTGAACGAAACTACGGTTTAACCTGGACCGTCCCCAGCGGCATGGCTGTCTCTTGCCTCGACGACGAACTCCTTGAAAAAATGGCCGCATCCGGCTGTTATTCTGTCTCCCTTGCCATCGAAAACGGGAACCAGGACATTTGTACTAAGATCATGAAAAAACCGATCAATCTGGCGAAGGTAAAGCCGATGGTGGACAAAATAAGAAGTCTCGGCATGGATGTCCGGGGCTTTTTTATTTTGGGATTTCCCGGCGAAGGAAAGGTTGACATAGAAAATACTATTGAGTTTGCAAAGTCCCTGGAACTGGATTGGAGCCATTTCTTCGTATTCAGCCCGTTACCGGGAACCGAGATATACCAAACATGTATAGACAGAGGGTGGCTTGATCCGAACGATTTCGATCCGCTACGCTCTTTTTATAGTCCCATGCTGAAGAACCAAGCGTTTACCCATGAATACTTGACTGAAGCAAAGGAAAGGGCAAACATTGAAACCAATTTCTTGCATAATTGGAACACGGAAAATTGTCCGGCCAAGGCTTGCAGGTTGTTTGGGGCTGTAGTGGACATGTACCCACATTTAGATTTTGCGCGTAAAGCGTTAGAGGAGGCCAAGAGCCGTGCTTGATTTTAAATCTGATTTAAAAAAAGTCAGAGACTTATTCGACGAATTAGGGATAAGCTATGAAATTGTAAATAACTTAGCGCATTTAGACTTTGAACGCACATTAGAATTATATTTTATCCGAGGCGAAAAATCAGAAGAAGCAAGCGAAGAATGGACTACCTTTAAGTTTACAATGGAAGGTAAGTTTCTAAAAGTTATAACTGATTTCTAAACGCTAATTAGCAGGAAACTGCTGACTCAATACCTCCTTTCCTCCTTTCCCTTTGCTGGCCCCGGCGATTGCCGGGGCTTTGTAGAGGGGTAAAGAAAAACCTCCCTTAGTGGGAGGCTTCCTCGATTTCGTGATAACACATGCCGTCGTTTGCTTCACATCCTGGCCGATGATTGCAATTATAACAGTCTAATTCTAGTCTACATGTCAAAAATCCACTTTTCCAACTGTACCCGCAAATTGATTTTTCATCGGGAACTTTCAATACTTGGTACACTTCAGGATGTAGATTTTTTTGGATAAATTCGTCAAACTCTTTCGCGCTTTCGACGTTGGCATGTAATGCGTAATCGTCATCAAGCTTTCTTTCGTTTGGGTAATTACCTGCCGTTGTGTAGGCTTGGATTTTAAACATTTTTCTTCGCTCCTCTCATCCTCTTTAAATGTGCCTCTAAAGCGGCCTTTTCCTCTTTTGTGATCCGCTTGCCTAATTGCTCCGTTCGGTCTGTAAATGGTGTTTTTTTGAGGGAGCCGGGTTTGCGTCCGGCCCCTGGTCTTGCGCCGCCTCTAGTCATTTATGTCCTCTTTAAATACAGTACCAACATATTCATGGTCGTACAAGTCATCAATTTCGTCATCTTCGCAAGAACCCCAGCAACCCCACTTATGCTCGATGTTATAGTGATCGGCAGTCGTTTTACGAAAAGTAGCTTTAATTTCTTCTTGTAGTAATTGGGGAAGGTTTTTAAACTCTTCTTTGCTCATTCTTTTCATTTCAATCACTCCCGTTCTTTATCTTGTCTTTATTATAGCATACTATAGAATGTATTGCAAGCAAAATAATCAAACAAAAGTAAATATTTTTTGAGGTTCCAGAAACCCGTCTACCTTAATCGGTAGGCGGGTCTTTTTCTATTTTAGGAGGTGATCAATTTGCCCTATAAAACGAATAGTGACCTTCCCCCGCGAGTGCGCGAAGCAATGCCCACGGCAGCGCAGAGTATATTCCGCGAGGTATTCAACGATGTCATAGCCCAGGAAGGCGAAACCGATTCCACGGCCTTTGCCCAGGCATATGGAGCATTAGAAAACGCCGGGTATCATCAGGACACGGAAGGGAACTGGGCCAAGAAGAGTGAGGAATGGCGGCGGGAGTTTGAAATATCGAAGGTTGACCAGGACATGCAGATGGTGTTTGGATGGTTGAGCATAGCAACGGATGCACAGGGCAACGTTGTGGTGGATGCTGACAATGACATAATTGAACCAAATGAACTCGAAAGGGCCGCATATAATCACGTTCTCAAATTCCGAAAAGCTGGGGAAAACCACGAAGAATTAATTGGCGATCTCGTGGAATCCATGGTTTTTACTAAGGAGAAAATCGCCGCTTTGGGGATACCGGAAGGGATATTACCTTGCTGTGGCTGGTGGGTAGGCTATCACATAACAAAATCTGATGCATGGGATCTCGTTAAAGGGGGCCATTATAACTCGTTCTCCATTGGCGGCAAGGGTCGCCGTGAAATAATTGAAGAGTAAATAAGGAGGTGAGAACAGTTGACAACAAAATTGACCGAAATGGAGATTACGGAAGGGACAATTTGCCAGCGAGGGAAAAATCCCCTAGCCAAGATAGTCCTTTTCAAACAGGACGGTGATGATGTGAAAAAACCGTTTTTCCAAAGAGTTGTTGAAGGCGTCAAGAACGCTTTTACCAAAGCCATGACGCTCGACCAAGTTGTCCAAGCAGAAGAGGCTAGGGTCGACTGGTGGCAATTATGCAGTAGGTTCCAGGACAGTGTGCAATCTATCCTTGCCGATGAGGAAGCCGACCAAGGAACTCTACTTATGCAGACTTGTATGCAGTTTATAAGTATGGCAAAACCCATCATCCCAATGATGGTCGACACGATGAAAGCCGAAGGCGCACTTACCGCACTGGAAGCAATATCCGAGGATGTGTCCAAAGCTGGCAAAAAGATTTCCGCCGCCAACCGCCAAAAAATCGAAGCCGCTATGCAAGCCCTCAAAGAACTAATGGGCATGGAAGAGGGCATGCAAGAACCTATAAAAGAAGGCTGTAAACCCAAAGTTAAAAAAGGAGATGATACTGTGACCTATGATGAATTCATGAAATCCCTTACAGAGGATCAGCAAGCGGCGCTAAAAGCCGACATGGAAAAACAAGTCAAAGAGGCTGTCACTAAAGCCGTGGAGGATGTCAAGAAATCCGCCCCGGACATGGAAGCCATCCAGAAGAAACTGGAGGATATGGCCAAAACCAATGAAACTTTGGCCAAAGCACTGGAGGTCGAAAAAGACCAGCGCATTACCAAAGAATTTGAAGAAGTCGCCAAGCAGTACAAGGACCTCCCTGGCGTGGAAGTCGCGGCATTTGGTAAACTGTTGAAGGACCTTAATCAAAAGGCCCCCGACCAATACGCCGAACTGATCAAAATGCTCGACACTAACAAAGGCGTACATGCCGAAAACAAACTTATTCTCATGAAAGAACTCGGCGGCGGGCAATTACCCGAAAATGACGCCGAGGCCCAACTGGAGAAACTCGCAAAAGGTATCCAGGAAAAAGACAAAGTAAGTTATGAAGTCGCCTATAACAAGGCACTGGAACAAAATCCCGGACTATACGACGAGTACAACCGGCAAAAACGATCCAATTAAATAGCCCCTAACACGGCGCTCAGATGAGCGTTTTTTTAATGCAAAAATGGAGGTGTCATACATGGCATATGAAGGTTTCCAAATCATCGCACCCGGCATAAGTGCCGCTGCTGACTTGTCCACGTCCCAGTATTGTGTAGTCTACCTGTCCACCGAAAACACAGTGAGTCTGGCTTCGTCCACCACTGCAACCCCGTTTGGGATTCTGCAGAATAAGCCGTCTGCTGCTGGAGATGCTGCCGCAGTTTGCGTGTTCGGTATTACCAAGGTTAAATTCGGCGAGACACTGACCTATGGCCAGTTAATTGGTAATTCCAGCCTCGGAACCATTGTTCAATGGGACCCGGTACTCGCATCAAGCGATTCTGGAGAATACGGCTTCGGCCAAGTCATCCAAGGCGGGGCTAGTACCGAAATCGGCACAGCATTCATCAACTGTGCAACCCCGCTTTACTACCGGGCCACCGCTTAAATAAACAATAAGGAGTTGATATAAATGCAATTTGCGATTCGCAAAAGTCAACCTACCGCAAGCGACGTGCATGTCAATACGCCGCTAACCAATATATCCGTTGCCTATATTCAAAATCAGTCCGAATATAGGGCTGCAGATATTTTCCCCGTCGTACCGGTGCAGAAACAGACTGACCGCTACTTCAATTATCCGAAAGGGTGCTGGTTTAGAGATGAGGCAGATGTCCGTCCGCCTGCCGGCGAGACTGTAGGGTCCGGCTTTACGCTGAATTCCACCGACACCTATTCCTGCGCAGTATATGGTATTCATAAAGACATTCCAGACATGGTCAGGGCCAATGAGGACGCAGGAATCAACAGTGACCGGGACGCCACCGAGTTCGTCACGCAGCGGCTGCTGCTTCGCCGCGAACGTGATTTTGTTACCCACTTCCTGAGTTCAGGAACATGGGACACCACGTACACCGGCGGCACGGATTTCACTGCATGGTCCAATTACGCCACATCCGATCCCGTAAAAGATGTTACCACGGGCGCAAGAACCATCAAAACCAATACCGGTTATAAACCCAATGCCCTTGTTATGGGCGGCGAAGTATGGGACGTGCTTAAAGACCACCCCGACATTTTGGAACGTATTAAGTACACCCAAAAAGGCATCATCACCCAGGACCTTGTCGCTCAAGTATTCGGTTTGCAGAAACTTGTCGTCATGGATGCAGTTTACAACACCGGCGTCGAGGGCGCGGCCAACAGTTTCAGTCAAGTACTCGGCAAATATGCTCTGCTTTGCTATACCGCACCCACTCCTTCACTGCTGGCTCCTACCGCCGGCTATATCTTCGCATGGTCTGGATACGGCGGCAGAAATGCCAATGGTGTGACCATTAGCCGGATTCGTAATGACCTGACCAAATGTGACAGGATCGAGGGAGAAATGGCTTATGACATGAAAGTCATTGCCACTGACCTCGGTTATCTGTTCTCGGGGGCGAGTACTTAATGCCTACGATTAATGATTATAGAATTGTCGTAAAAACGTTTGTCAGCAACGATGGCCGGCTAAGTCCGGGACAACCGGTTGACACATCAATTTTCCGCAATGTGCGCGGCTTGGAAGAAGGGCGGTATCTACGCCGCCCTAATTCCGAAGAAGATTTTCGACTGATTGAGGAGGCCATTAAAGCCACCGAAGAAAATGAAAAACCTCCTCAGTCCAAATCCAAAAAACAGGGGGTGGCATAATTGGGCATAACCGACAAGGTACGCGGGACCATAATCCATAATGTTTTTGAATTTTTAAGCGGGGCCACGCTGAAAAGCACCGCAAACGCAACGATTGTCGCAAGTTCCGGTTTTACCGTGACGGGCACATTGACCGGAGGCGCGGCAAACTTCACTGGGGCTGTAGCATTGAGTAGTGCGGCATCGTTTAAACTGCCGAATGTATCCACGGGCACAGCGCCGACATCCATAGGTTTTTTCGCTCGATCTACGGCGTCCGGCAAGGTACTGTTTGCCGCAAGTACATCGGACTGGGTAATAATCTCAACAGCATAAACAGAGGGCCGTCTATTGAGGCGGCCTTTTAACTTCAGGAGGTGGACCAATGTCGCAAATGTTTAAAATAGGCCCGCATCTGTTAGCTGATTCCGTCAAAACCGTTACCATCTCCAGCGGGGCCAGCCTGTCAGGAACGGTGGATGTTCAGGGCTTCAACACCTTCGCAATCGAAATGTCTACCGGAGGCTGGGACGCCGCCAATATTTCATTTACTGCGGCCCGTGCGTCAAGCGGATCATTTTTTGCCGTATATGATGGTTCTGGCGTAGAGGTTCAGGCGACGGTAAGCACCGGAAACCGTGTCGTATCGCTGAATGGTGATATTGCTCTGGCTCTTGCTCCGTTACGATTTATCCAATTGCGTAGCGGGACATCGACTGCCGCCGTAAACCAGACTGCGACTAGAACGCTATATCTGATATGTAAGTAGGTGGATGATATGCCAATATTGTCACCTCATTTATATTATCAAGGGTTGGTGAGTAACGGTTTAATCGCTTGGTATGATCCTGGATGGCAGATATTGACGGGCCAGACAGGGCAAGTGTTGATTGACCGGAGTGGCAATGGAAACCATGGCCAGTTAGGCAGTACGGCGGGAGTAGACACAAATGATCCTTCATTCGCTAATGGCGGACTTACTAATGATAGCGATGATTACACCACGACACCTGTATTAATTACAGAGAATGCGACGATTATCGTTGCTTGGAAGGCTACATCATTAGCATCGAATAAAGCCGTATTTGGAGCAAATGGAGGGACGAATTCACGCAGTTATATCTTTGCCGCGACAACAACCGGCGCAATAAATGCGGGTGTCGCATCAAGTGCAAACATCGTCACGGGGTTAACCGTGGCGGTAAACACGCCATATATACATTGTCTGCGTTATTCTGGTGGAACCGCGCATGTGTTCCAAAACACAACTAAAAGCGGGGACCTGGCATATACAAACACTTGGGGCGCAAAGGGAACATGGATTATAGGCATCACTGGCGGACTGTACAATCTTGTTGGGGTTGTATATTCGATGTTAATTTATAACCGTGTTTTGTCTGATGCCGAATGCCTCCACGACCATAGAGTATTACGCCGTACAATGGCAGGGAGGGGAATAACCATATGAGTAATAAACGTCCCAAAACCAAAGAAGAGCGCGACACTAAACGCCAAGAGCGCATAGACGCGGCAAAGGAGGCGGCAATACTTGCTCATAGCATTTAAAAGCAAGACTATAGCCGACACATGGTTGCAGGAAATTGCCGTTGTGCCTAGTGGTTGTTGGTGTTGGATGGGGCCAAAGAAAGCCATTGGCGATTATTTTGAAACAAACATTGGCGACCCTGACGGTACTCCCAACGTGATTACCTATGCACAAGACGCAAATGGACTATGTGCTATATGTCATCCTTTCAGCGAGGATGACATTTTGTTTTTGACCGAATACATGGCGGAGGCCGTTTCTTCCGGCGATGTGCGGCTAATTGCCGATGATAAATTGCCGGTGGATTGGGTTTATGTAACCGATAATTAAATATTTTTGGAGGGAATAAAGAGATGAGTGAACTCGCGGTATTAAATAAAAAGACGGAATCAAAATTAGATTTACGGCGAAAAAAAGACAAGGTTATTATCCTGGGCTATTGCCCATATACGTTGGCTGATGTTCCCTGGGACAATCCGGATTTTGAATTCTGGGGTATGAACGACTTATACACCCAGATCCCTAAAGCTGACCGGTGGTTTGAGATGCACGTCCGGGAACTGGTGGAGAAAACTCCCCGGAGTGCGAATCACCTGCAATGGTTACGTGATGCCAAACTCCCGGTTTACATGCACCAACATTACGACGACATTCCTTTTTCCGTGGAATATCCGCTTGAAGAAATCATGGAATCCTATCAGTATGGCAACTATCTGAATAATTCCTGTTCGTACATGACGGCGCTGGCCATCCATATGGGGTATAAGGAGATTCGTATTTACGGTATTGACATGGCTTCCGATTCCTTGCTTGATAGGGAATACGGCTACCAACGGCCATCCTGTGAATACTGGCTAGGCATTGCGGCAGGGAAAGGCATAAAAATCATGATCCCGCCCAAAGCCGACATGCTCAAACTCAGGTTTCAGTATGGCTATGTCGAGGACGATGAGGCCAAAGTCAAGATGCAAGCCCGCACACAGGATTTTCAAGGGCGCATGGCACAAATGGAAGCGGAAAAGCGAAATCTTGTCAGTCAGTTTCAGGATTTCGTCATTAAGTCCGAAGATATGCCGCCGGAATTTGCACCGCAACGGCTAAAGGAAATCCGGTCCCATATGAAAAGCACATGGTCGCAGATTGACACACTGGACCGCAACCTGGCTAAATATCAGGGCGCGATTGAAGATGCCGAGTACGCGATTAGGGTATGGAGTCACGCCGACGAGACGCGCTTATTTGGCCGTACCAACATGTATGATGGTAAACATTTGTTTGGAGTACCAATAAAGGAGGGGTAATAATTGACTTCCTTCGCTAAACAATACGACATAGGCGGTGCCTATGATTCATGGACCACTGCGGCAACGGCATCCACAGCATTTACAGTGCTTGGCAGTTTTGCTTGCAAAGCGTACAAAACAAAAGCTATTGTGTTGACCGCTGCCACAACGGATATAGCCTATAAGGTTATGGGTAGTATTGATAGCACGAATTACGATATAACCGTTTTGTCGTCCGCTTCCTTGACTGTTGGTAATTCGACTTATTTCCAAATTACAGATATGTACACCGACATCCAAGTGCAAATTGCCAAGGCATCCACTGCCGCATCAACGGGCGGGACAATGGCCGGCAAATATTTCGGCGTTACGTTGTAGGGGGCGATTGAATGACGTGGACTTACACAGACCCCTCAACCTCCACAAGGGACGCCGTGCGCTTCCTGATTGGTGATACGGACACAAACGATCAACTTGTTACCGACGAGGAAATTACCTTTATTACCACGGAATACGCCGACAAATACCTTGCCGCCGCTGAACTATGCGAGGCCATTGCTGCCAAACTTGCCAGGGATGTCGATACCACAAATGGAGACTTACGGGTTGCCGCACAGAAACGGCATGAGAATTACCTGAGTCTCGCCAAGAAATACCGGAGCAAAGGCGGTAAACTCGCGGTCATGTGGGCGGGTGGCCGACTTATCAGTGAAAAAGACACTGCCGCAGACGACACAAGTATCACTCAGCCGTCCTTTGCCCGCGGTATGCACGATTTCCCCGGCAATGATGAATCAATTGACCGTTTAAGCACACAGGGGTATTGATTATGGACTATCAACTGTTTAAGCAATGCCAACAGACCGTCTATATTTCCACCGCCGACACTATCGACACGCAGACAGGGGAACCGATTTCCGGTTTTGCTTCATCCTACGCCGCCCGGGTGATGGAACGCACGCAGAAGGTAATGAACCGGGACGGGCAGGAAGTGGTAAGCCATAGTCAGATTATCCTGGCGAGTTCATTGCCGATTGATTGTGATTTCCTTGTATGGGTTCCGGGGGAGGATAAGGACAATGATCCGGGGCATGCGCCTTTGGCTGTGAAGAATGCGGTGGATGAGAAAGGCGCGTTTGATTACTGCAAAGTGTTCTTAGGGGGTGCTGTCCGTGGCTAGGGTGAGCATGAAGATTGTCGGGACGAATGAACTGATTAAGAACCTACAGGCGGCGGGTCCAAGGGGAGTAAAGGCGGTTGGTTGTGGACTTTACTTGATGGGTAATAATGTCTTATCTGAGGCAAAAAAAGAGTGCCCGGTCGATACCGGGATCATGAAAAATAGCGGTTATGTCACCTTGCCGCAAGTTTCCGGTAACAATGTAGTGGTTGAGTGTGGGTTCGGTGGAGCCTCCAAGGCTTATGTTGTTCGCCAGCACGAGGATGTTACGCTAAATCATCCGGGTGGAGGCAACGCGAAATTTCTCCAAAATCCGCTATATCGCGCCAAAGGTTCCTTGGGAAAGAATGTCGCCAATTATGCCGAGAGAGCCTTTGTTCAAAACCAAGGCGCAAGCCCGACAGACATGCCGCAGAAGCCGAGGTGATAACATGTGACACTAAGAAAAACCGACGAGGACGTTTGTGAATATTTAGCAAACCAAGGCATATGCACATATAACCAAACGCTTGATAACAATGTATTCATCGGACTCCCCAGGCCTCCTAAGACTGACACTAACGGCAATGCCTTAATCCCTGTAAAAAGCGCATGGGTTATTATTCAACCGGGACCTGAACCACAAAGAGTATTTGGCCACGATCACCGAATTTTAGAAATACCGTTTCAAATCATGATCAGAGGCGAAAAAAATAAAAGCCTTGATGCCCGCGATTTTGCGGAAGATGTTTGGAACTGCCTCGAAGGTGCAATACCTACGGGGTATTTTCATTTTCTGGCACAGCAAAGCGGTCCGATACCGATTGGGAACGACGACAACGGATGCCCTTTGTTTTCGCTGAATTTCATGGCCACCTATCAATCCACAGTGTAACTTTTTGCCCGTCTCTTGTACGACAGCGAGCCCTCCCGCTTAGAGGCGGGCTTTTTTTATAAAACTAAAAGGAGTGTGAACACATTATGGCAACTGCTGGTTATAACAAAATCGTGCGTTATAGTACTGCCGAGGGTGGGACTTATGTAACCATCGACGACCTAGACGACGCAACTTTGTCGTTTAATGGCGAAGTTTTGGACGACACATGCTTTAGTACCGGCGCACCTGGTTACAGATCCAGACTTGTCGGTTTGTTGGATGTAAGTCTTTCATTGTCCGGTAATTACAGTACAGCGGCGGGGCAACGTGCATTATTCACTGCGTGGCAAGGCAGAAACCCTCTTTATATTCAGGTTTTACCCACCGGATCAACAACCGGCAACGGATTCCAAACGGCCTTTGTTGTTGAATCCTGGGAACTCGGCGGTGCAGTAGGCGATAAGAATACTTTTAGTTGTTCCTTACAGGGTGATTCTACCGGCATTACCGCCGTTTAGGGGGCGATGTAATTGGCACAAGCAGCCTATAACGGCGCAATCAAAACCCCAGGCATCAGCACGACATTTTCCACATCCGAGACATTTACCCAATTAGCCAGTCCGTCAAGCCTTACTTATCAAATCGCAGATTTTACGAAGGCACTATTTGACCGGGATGTTACGCCAACGGTTTACCTTGACGGGGCCATGTCATCACCGACAAACATCAACTATCTATTCGGCAAAATCACAGTGCCATCGTCGGGGGCGGTAACGGCCAGCGGCAATTATCTGCCGGTAACAGAAAAGGCCGGATTTAACGAGTATACACTTTCCCTATCCGGCGATCCCCAGGACAGGACCACATTTGACAACAATGCCGGATACCGACGCAAGCAGGTATGTTTGTTGGACGGTTCTATGACACTTGGCGGATTCACTAACCCGTGGTTCTACGGTTTTACGGACACTACGGCAGATTTAACCCAGGCATTGACGGCCACAAGTACGCCGGTCACATTTACAATCAGCAAAGGCAGTGGGTTGGTAGCCGGGAACGTAGGGAAAAACATTCGAATTGATGATGAGATTTTCCTGATTACCGCACTGACGACCACATCAACAGCGCAGGATACCGTTTCCGCAAGCCGGGGGGAATGGGGCACCACATTAGCGGCGCATTCGACGGACGCCGCCGTATTTGAAATGAACGGTTCCATCTTCTCTCGGAATGCTTTCCTGGTTGAGATCCAGCCGTCGGGCAGTACAAATGACGTGTGGAGAATGTGGGCAAAGGTCGAATCCCTGGAAGAATCCGGGGCAGTCGCAGATTTAAGACAAAATAGCGTGTCGCTGCAGCTTGATTCCTCAACTAAAGCAGGAACAGCAGTAGCGAATAGCGCCGATTAATTTGGAGGGAAATTACATGTCCAATAGAGACAAGTTACGCGAGTTAACCGTAGGCGCACCGAAAAAGTTCGGTGAGGAAATAGTTGAATATGGCGGCGAGAAGTTTTTAGTCCGGCAACCGTCTGTCGGTCAAAGGGCCGCGATCATGCAGGCCTCTAAAATGATCACCGGCGACGTTGAGAAAATCGACCTTGCCAAGATGCAGATTTGGGCGACTATTTGCTGTGTCTATACCGAGGATGGGGAAAACGTATTCACAAATGAGGACTATGCCTCATTGGAAGCGCAGCCATGCGGCGGGTTTATTGATGAATTCGCGCCCGTGGTCATGCGTCTGATGAACGTGGAGGCGGCGGAAAAAGCAAAAAACTCCGAAAAGATAAGGAAAGGCAATGGCTCTTCCTTATCGCAGAAACAATCGGAAAACCAGTCTACGAATTAGAACAGATGCCTGTATCAGAATTTGCCGAATGGGTGGAATGGTTTAACATCAAGCACAAGGCCGAGGAAGATGCACGGAAAAAAGCAGAGGCCAAAATGAAGTCGAAGAGGGGGCGGTAATCGTCCTCTCTTTGTGTTTAAGGGGGTGGATGTGTGGCGTTAAATGTTGGTGAATTGAATGCGGTTTTGACTGCTGATACAAGCGACTACATGCGGGGGCTTAAACAAGCTGAACGGGCGGCTAATAGTTTTGAACAATCCATAAAGGGTGTTAAGCGTAGTATTGAAAAAACATTTGGCGACGACGCTATTGCTCTGTCCGAAAAACTGGCTTTGGGCTTAGTAGCCGCCGCAGCCGCCGCTGGAGCTTTTGCTGTCGCCTCAGTCAAAATGCAAGCCGACATGAGGTCTACTCGCAAAGCTTTCACTAGTCTAATCGGCGACGAACAAAAAGCCGCCAAATTCCTTGATGATTTGCAGAAGATGGCCGACGAGACTCCCTTTGAATTTCCGGGGCTTACAAATGCATCGCGGAAACTTCTAGCCTTTGGTTTTGCGTTAGAAGACATTCTACCTATTATGGGTGTCGTCGGCGATACGGCGGCGGCTTTAAATCTTGGGCAGGAAGGAATAAATAGCGTCATCCGCGCACTCGGGCAAATTCGGAGTAAGGGAAAAGCAAGCGCTGAAGAGATTTCTTTACAAATCGCCGAACTTGGTATCCCTGCTTGGGAATATCTAGCTAAAGCACTCGGTAAAACCATCCCCGAAACTATGAAAATGGTAGAAAATGGCGTTGTAGATAGTACCACTACAATAAACGCGATCCTCTTTGGCATGCAGGAAAGATTTAAAGGCGGCATGGACGTTTTAAGTAAGGAAATCAATGGTCTTTTATCAACCATTAGAGATAAAACAAAAACGGTAATGCGCGAAATTGGCGAAGATATTATTAAGGCTTTTGATATTCAGGGCAAACTTGAATACGCCGTTTCATATCTTGGCGCCTTTGCCGATTATGTCCAGAGCAAAGGACTTAATGAAGCATTAAAAAATATGATTCCGAAAGAACTGACTTTTGCACTCTTTGCTTTGGCTGGCGCTATGGCGGCAGCAGCCGTTGCAGTTGCTATTTTTGCGGCGTCCACAATTGCCGCAGTTGCACCTTTAGCACCTCTTATTATAGTTGGTCTTGCTCTTGCTGAGGCCGCATGGGTAATATGGCAAGCATGGGAACCGTTAGGAGATCTTTTCACAGGCATATGGGAGTATATAGTTGCCGTCGTGGAAGAGAAATGGGCAGTAATTCAAATTATCGCAAACGATGCCTATAATACCTTTAAACCATTTATCGACGCGCTTAGTTCACTTGCCGAGGCTTTTGGTCAGGCGTGGGATTGGATAGTAAATATTGTAGTTGGCGCATGGAATAATATTCTTTCTGTTATAAGTTCCGGCGTGCAAAAGGCAATAAGTTTAGTTAGTTCTTTAAGTACCGCTTTTGGCGGGCCGTCTTTTGAATCCCAGATCTTAGGCACCAATGATTATGACGTAAGAAAAAATACCGCATTAGGCAAAATAACCAACGCTCTTGACGGGATAGGCACTAAGTTAACTGAAAGTGTCAAAGGATTGAGCAACATCGTTAAAACACCATTCCAGATTCCAAAATTCGGCGGACTTTCCGGCGGTGGCGGTGGTGGCGCGGCTTCGGGTGGAGGTGGCGGTGGCGCGGCCAGTAAATACGAAAACCAGCTTGAAAGAATGGAAGAACTCACTGCGAACCTAAACGCTAAAATCCTCGGAGAAACCGGGACGACATTTGAAAAAAGTATGTCCAAACTCTCGACGGAAGTCCTGAAGATGCAAAAAGACATCAATGCTGCCATGAAAGCAGGGGTTGACGTAAAAGATGCCCAGACCGCACTTGATGAATATAACAAAGTCGTAACAGCAAACCTCGAAAAAACATGGCAAGAAGCTTGGCAAAACCTAAAGGATCAATCCGCTTTGGTACATACTCAATTGGTCGGGGATGCCCAGGCGGAAGCCGACGCTGAACTGCAAATCGCTCTTACGAAACTTAATAAAGAACGCGAAGAGAAACTAAAAGCCGTCCAGCGGGATCAAGACGATGCCGACGCCAAACTTGCCATCGAAAAATGGTATAACGACCAAGTAACGTTATTGGAAAAGCAGAACATGGATAAACACCGGCAAAACCAATTGCAAATATACCAATGGCAAGTGCAACTTAACCAAAACCTGCTTGCCATGCACCAACAGACGGCGGCACAAACGGACGCGGCGAATCTTGCGGTATATAACAGCCAAATACTGTACCTTCAAGGGCAATTAGCAGAAATCGAAAAATATGGCGGGAAATTTACAGAGCAATGGTATAAAGTCATGAACGATATGGCCACCGTAACCCAGCAGAAAAATGATATTATGTCTAACGACCTTGCCTCATCCTGGGATCTTGCCATGAAGGACATCCAAAACCAGCAATTCAACTACAAAAACCTAATGGTCAGTACTTGGAACGACATTTCAAACGCTGTCAGTGGCCATTTTAAGAGTATGATCACCGGCGCGGAATCAATGGGCGAAGGGATTAAAGGAGTCATCCGGGACTTAACGACATCCATTTTGGAAATGTTTGCGGAAATCATGGTACAGCAATATATAATGCAACCTATTAGAAATTGGTTTACCGGTCTTTTGGGTGGCACGGGCGGTGGTGGCGGTGCTTCTTCATCTGGCGGCGGATATGCCGATGTAGGGAAATTTTTGCCTAACTTTAATTTTGCCGCCAAAGGCGGACTTGCTTCCGGGTGGACTATGGTCGGTGAAAAAGGGCCGGAATTAGTTAATTTTTCAAATCCCGGCAGGGTTTATCCCGCCGATGAAACGGAAAGGATGCTATCTGGTGGCCGAAGCAATCCCATAACTGTAAACGTAAATGTATCCGGCGTGAAGGATGCAAACAGCTTTATGCAAAGCCGGGGCCAAATCGGAGCAGCAGCGGCCAAAAGCATAAATCGTGCTATAAGGAGGAATCTATAGTGGCTGGATTCCATGAAATTCAATTCCCTACAGAAATAAGCCTCGGCGCTACGTTTGGGCCGGAGTTCGATACTGACATTGCCAAAATAGGTACTGCGGGAGAACAAAGAAACATAAACCGGCAATATCCCTTGCATAAGGGCGACGTGGCCCATGGCGTAAAGAGCGAAAAGGACTTTGAGGACATCAGAGCCTTTTTTTATTGCCGTTATGGTAAGGCCTACGGATTTCGGTATAAAGATTGGTCGGACTATACGGCAAAAAATCAAGCTATCGGCACAGGTGACGGAGCGACAACACAATTTCAGCTTGTCAAAAAATATACGGATTCGGGAGGGTACTCATTAACAAGAACCATCAAAAAGCCGGTCGAGAACAGTGTAAAAGTCTATGTTGCGGGTACTTTGTCAACCGGGTGGACGGTGAGCAGTACCAATGGCATAGTCACATTTTCCACATCGGCCATTCCATCAAGTGGCGCAGCGATTACCGCCGACTTTTATTTTGATGTTCCGTGCAGATTAGACACCGACTACATGCCCGTAAATTACGAGGCTATTAATGCCTTTAGTTGGGACAATATCCCCATTGTAGAATTGCAGGTGAAATCTACATCATGACAGTAAGCTTTTTACAAGATGAAGTCACGACAGCGGCATGGTGCTGGAAACTCACATTGGCGGACGGTTCGACCATGGGCTTTACAAACCACGATGTGGACTTGACTATCAGCGGAATAACATACGAAGCGGCTTCCGGGTTCACGCCGACGGCGGTTGAAACCTCCCGCGATATGGCGGTTGATAACCTGGACATTCAAGGCGCAATAGACAGCACAAGGATTACAAAAGACGATCTGCTCTCCGGCAAATACGACGGGGCGCAGATTTTAATTTTTCAGTGTGATTGGTCGAATCTATCAAGTACGGCTTTCAAGGTTCGCAAAGGTACACTTGGGCAGGTTAGCGCCGGGAAGACGGCTTTTACTGCCGAAATTCGCGGATTGATGCAGGCCTATCAACAAGACCAGGGAGACGTATACCAAAAGTCCTGCCGTACCACTTTGGGCAGTACGAAATGCGGGGTTAATACGGCGGCGTATACGTCCACATTCACGGTCACGGCTTACAATTCGTCAGACGGTTCGATCTATACCGATTCGACCAGGGCCGACTATTACTATGATTACGGTTTGCTGACATGGACATCTACGGGACCAAATAACGGAAAGTCTGTCGAGATTAAGCGGTTTACGAACACCAACGGCAAATTTATGCCTTTCCTTCCTTTTACTTACACGCCAAGCACCGGAGACACATTTACCGCTATATCCGGATGTGACGGTAATTTCACCACATGCTCAACGAAGTTTTCTAATGTGGTTAATTTCCGGGGGGAACCGCATGTCCCTGGTTCCGACTATGCCGCAAGCTATCCGGCGCAAGGTTCGGCAAATACGGTGTCTGAGGGCGCGGACGCGAGGAGGTGATGACATGACGCGAGAAGAAATAATTGCCGAGGCTAGGGAATGGCTAGGACTCCCCTGGCAGCACCAGGCGTCATTGAAAGGCGTGGCCTGTGATTGTGTCGGACTTGCCCGGGGAGTATACGAACATTTGACGGGCGAAAAAATCCCTCTTACCGTCAATTATCCCCCAACATGGCACTTGTTCAAAAGCGATCCATGGCTTTATGAGGAGTGCAAAACATATGCAATAGAAATAGACCTTCCCGAAACGCAGCCGGGTGACCTGCTGCTTTTTTCATTTCGTCCGCGTTTTGTCGCTCACCATATCGGTATTTTGACGTTTGACAATACCATCATACACAGTTATATGGACGTGGTAAAAGTAGTTGAAACCCGTATGGATGAACTATGGCAAAGCCGCTTGCGTCATGCTTTCCGTTATCCGGGGGTGGTTGACTAATGGCAACATTATTATTGAGTGCGGCAGTGGCAAACGGTTCCATTGGTTTGTCTTATCTTGGGTCTATTCTTGCTTTTACTGCTACATCATATATTGATCAACGCCTGTTCGGTCAGAAAATCCATCAAGAAGGAAGCAGACTCCAAGATCTGCGGCTGCAAACATCAACCTATGGCGTAACCATACCAAAAGTTTACGGTACGGCCAGAGTAGCCGGAAATATCATTTGGGGTACTAACTTTGTCGAACATGCCAACACATCAGAGCAGGGCGGCAAGGGTGGCGGCGGTGGATCTGTCAGTACAACGGAATACACTTATTCGGTTTCATTTGCTGTATCTCTTGGCAAGGGTCCCATTACAGGCATAAATAGGGTTTGGACTGACGGCAAACCGTTCCCGCTATATGAATCAAAATATACCGTCAGCAGTTCAAATGGCGACGTAAACACCTTAACATTTACGGCAGTGGCGGCAGATGCGGACTCAACATGGACATTGACGACAAAGGATGTCGGCGGCGTGCAAATGCTTGGAGTAGTCAGCGGTGGAATAACCTATGCCGATTGCGCTTTCGGCGCATTGTACGACAATGGTCTAATATCGTTTTTGGTGGACTATAAAACGACATCTACGGCCATCGCAAATGGCACTATTTTCACATTAGATGTCGAGCCAAGCGCGGCAAAATTCACATATAATCTGCATTTGGGCACCGAAGTCCAGACTGCGGATTCGATCATGGAAGCCGTGGAGGGCGTTGGGAATGTCCCGGCATATCGCGGCATGGCCTATATCGTTTTCCAGGATATGTACCTCGGCGATTTCGGCAACCGACCGCCCAACTTAAATTTCGAGGTTACAACAGCAACTACTAGCCTGCAAACCATTGTCGAAAACATAAGCACCGAATCGGGAATCGCGGCGGCGGATGTTGACGCGACGGACTTGGCGGGGCTTACCGTTACGGGTTATAGCATTGAAAGTGTGTCGTCAGGCCGAAATAAAATCGAACCTTTGATGACTGTGTTTAACTTTGATGGCGTGGAACGGGACGGCAAGGTGTATTTTCTGCGCCGCACTACTTCGGGGGCCATATCTATCCCATACGAGGATCTAGGAGCGCATGAATCCGAGAGCGTTGAGCCTTTGACTATTACCATTGCCGATGAGTTGGAAATGCCGCGATCTGTGAGCGTCCAATATGTATCGTCTGATTTTGACTATCAGACTCAATCAATGCAAAGCAGACGGCAGTTATCGAACAGTAAAAACGAAACCAATATCAGCGTGCCCATAGTAATGACGGACGCACAGGCGCAAGCGTTGGCCGAAAAACTACTTTATGAGGCATGGATTAATAGAACAGGTTATGAGACTGTCCTTGGTCCAAAATACGCCGATGTGACGCCGGGGAAAGTTTTAAGTATTACCGATGATGAGGACAACATCCACACTTGCGTTGTGACTAATTCCAATTATGGTAAGCCGGGTATAAATAAAATCTCGGCTATTGCTATTGATGCTGTGACTTATGCTTCGGCCAATAGAACACCCGACAGCAACATTGTCCCCGGCGACGGTAGCGCGGCAACACAAGTTTATATCGAATTCCTTGACTTACCGAAATTGCCGGATGACACAAGCGCGACGGACAATATTTACATTGCGGCCACGGGGCAGGTTTATCAAGGCGTGGACGTTTATACAAGCGCGGACGGTGGATCAACCTATACTTTGCTTAAACAGCACCTAAAACAGGCGACTATGGGCTATACGCTTACTGAACTTGGTGCGGGTACGGAATATATTTTCGACAACAAAAACACTGTTGACGTGGTTGTCCTGAACGGGACTTTATCAAGCCGGCCAAAAATTGACGTGTTAAACGGCTACAATGCCGCCGTAATAGGCAGTGAAATAATCGGCTTTACAACCGCGACACTTTTAAGCACCAACACATACAGATTATCCGGCTTATTGCGCGGCAGATTGGGCACTGAGGATCAGATTACCGAGCATACGGCGGGCGACAGATTCGTATTGCTTGAATCCGGGGCTATCGGCACAATACCATCCGCGTCTTGGTATGTGGCGAGAACTTATCGTTGCGGACCCGCGGGCGTGACCGTATCCGATCTCAGGTTTATCAATGAATCATTTACAAATCAGGCCAGGTTGAACCAACCGTGGTCTGTTTGCCATGTTGCGGGCACAAGGGATGTCAGCAGTAATTTAACAATCACATGGGTGCGCCGGACAAGATACGGCGGCGAATGGCAAGACCTTGCAGACGTGCCTTTGAATGAAACAAGCGAATCATATCAAATCGACGTGATGAATGGCGCGACGGTAGTCAGAACTATAACAGCTACATCTCAGACAGCAAGCTACAGTGCAGCGGATCAAACAACGGACTTCGGTGCACCCCAGCCAAGCTTGACGGTCAGAATCTATCAGATGTCTGAGACGAGGGGCCGAGGAATTAGAGAGGAGGCGACGATATGAGCGATACGCCTAATTTAGGCTTGACCTATATGTCGGTGGGGCAGTCACAAAAGGAAACCACTTTCAACGAGGCATTAAGCCGTCTGGATATGTTTGGCGACCGGATTGTATTAAACAGAACAACGACAGCAGCACCGACATCGACGGAAGCATCAACGGGCGCGGCTTATATAATCCCGTCAACCGCAGGCGGTGTTTGGGTCGGGTTAACGGATCAAATCGCGCAGTATATCGGCGGAGCGTGGGAGTATTATACGCCACGTAAGGGCTGGATGGTCTATGTGTCTACCGAGGACAAGTATTACGCTTTCCAAAGAGGCGTTAGCACAGGATGGGTCGTTACCGCATTATAAGGGGGGTGGATTAGATGGCAGAAGATCCCGCAACTGTAAATTTCACATTAAAACGAGGGGCGTCTTTTTACGAAGAAATTGACTGTTATATTGGCATAAGTACCGCGGCTTTGGACATATCAACATTTGTACTTGAGAGCGATCTAAAATCAATTCCTGCCGGCGGGGTAATAGCATCGTTAAATGCGACTTGCAGCACCGCGGCAACTAACAAACTAGTCCTTTCTCTTGCGTCCTCAATTTCCGCAACACTCCCGACATCGGGCGTAAATTTTGACCAAGTTGAAACATATTACCATGACATCAAAGTTAACACGGGGACTAATATCGAATACTGGTGGCAGGGAACCTTTTCGGTTACGCCTTCGGTTACAACATAGGGAGGTGTTTAGGAATGACATATACCTTTATAATGAGCAACGAGAGAGGACCACAAGGCCCGCGAGGCATACCGGGGGATTTAACCATTACTCAATTACAGGATGGCACTAATGAGTTAAATGTGCTGGATGTAATATCAAAAAAGCCGTTTACTGACGTGCGGGCTCTTGGTGCGGTTGGTGATGGCGCAACAGACGACACCGCTGCAATACAAAGTGCCATTAGTACCGGACGCACCATAGATTTTCCCGTTCCCTCTAATTTTTATAGGGTTACCGACACACTGACTACTCCGGCCACCAGTAACAAGGGAATCCATATGCGCTTTGGAGGCGGTGCCGGCTATGAACGGACAGGACTAAGTTCTGTCATTAAAATTGACGATACGTTCACGTCGAAACCTGTATTCCTGCTTTCACAAGGGGATATAATTGATAATTTAACTATCGGACATAGCGGTTCGACAAAAAACACCGGGACAGGGATTAAGACCGGAAGCAACGCGCAAAGATTGGAGATAAATAACACCGTCATTACCGAACTTGAACACGGCATGGAATACATGACAGGATCATATTACAATAATTTGAACAATGTGCAATTCATGCGCTGTTTAAATGGTTTGGTGGTCGATAATGCATCTTCCGGGTCGCTTGGTAGTTTGGCCTTAAATCAATTCCGGGTTTGGCGTTGCCAGCAAATGTACCTATACGCTGCTATCTCGTCGGGAAGTAATGTCGTAACGCCAGAAGCGGAATATTTTGGCCGCATCAGTGTTGGTGATATGTTCTCCGGACCCGGTGTTGCCTATGGCTCTAGGGTTGATAGTATTGATTCGACAGCAGGTACTATTACGATTTCCCGTGAATGTACCACCACTAGTACCGCCGCATTAACGAATGTTTATTTTACATCCCTTTCTAGTGTGGGAAGAGGTATTTGGTCCAAGTCCAATGTTGGCACTTCGGGAAATGACATAAACCTTCATAATGGTATTATGGAGCAAAACCCGTACCACATCTATAGCCAAGGCGGGAAAATCAATATTACAAATACGTATTTGGGAGATGGCTCGATTACGCCTGTCTATGTTAACGGTGGTTATGTGGCTATAAATGGTAGTGGGTTGCTAAATGACTGCAATATCCATGGAGCAGGTAGCCCCGTTTTTATGTCTCACAATACCTGTGATCCGACCTATGGTGTTTATGGACTATCCGGCGAAGTACATTTAATTAACACTTATTTACGCCGAAATATCCACAACGACAACGGTAGAATTAACTTAAAGATTTTTGAAATTACCGGAGATATTACCGACACGAGCGATACCGTAACACCTATTTCGCTTTCTAATTTATCGACAGGTTATACGGTGGAAAGTGCGGGTATACCTGCCGGAACCACAATTTTAGCAGTCAACGAAACGGCGGGAACTTTCCAGATGTCGGCGGCGGCTACTGCTAACAGTTCAGCGGCAACAATTACCGTGACAAAGCCAGCGACTACTTATACCACATTTTTCGGTACCGATGTTTATTCCGCCGGCGCAAAGATATACAGTAAAGGCACGGTTTACGAGGGCGAATACATGCCGAGGTTCACGGACAGTAAATACAATTGCTGTGAGGAAATACCGAATTATGTTTGTAATGGAACATTCACGAGTACGAGTATAATTCCTGATATTGTTAAATTGACTAATGCAACATTATCGGTAAACGGTGATAATGGTATTGGAGGCAATTCAATCCGGCTTACTTGTGCCGGTTCGAGTGCAGCATATATGGATATTCCTTATTATGCGCCGAATTTGGTAGGTAAAATCGCACGTTTAATTCTTTTTAATGGTAGCAGGTTCGTAAATGGTGGAACTTATGACCCTGCTTTATACTGTGCAAGCAGTGAATTTACTTTAGCTTCCACAACAGATTACCCGGGTTATGGTTTTGCAAATGTGGTGGGAACGGAAATGCGGCCATCCTTTGGCGATTTAGGCTACTATGCTAGGTTTGATTATCCGGTTTTAATTAATAAGCCGAAAGGGTATATCAGGCTTAGAACATTTAACCCTGGTGCGGCTGGTGCATATATGGATGTAGCAGGGATCATTTTGACCGATCAGGAATATGCTGGCCGATTGGCTAGGTATTCCGGTTCGGAAAAATTAGTTGCTGATGCTATACCCACTTTAGGGACGTGGAAATCAGGGGAGGAAGTAATTAATGCCACACCTTCGTCCGGTAGTTATACTGGATGGGTATGCACTTCTTCGGGTACGCCGGGAACTTGGAATGGGTTTGGACTGATTGCGGCAGTGTCCACTTAATTTGCAGGGTTCTTTAATCTCTTAATTTTCCATCTAACAATTAACACATAAAAAGTTAAGACTATAATAAACCCTAACAAAGCACTACCTGATATAACCAAATCTTTGCTAAAATCAAAATCTGGCATTCTTCAACCTTCCTTTTCGAAGTTCTAAACCTTATTATACCAATTTTTAGGAGGGATTAACAATGTTGTAAATTACCTGCAGGTGTGGTAAAATATACCTGCTAGGCTAGAGTGGGGTCGCTCTCCGCTTGAAAGGCTTGTTCTGGGGGCTTGCCTAGCACCTTACCCAGACAACATAATATTCCCCAGACAAAAGGCCATATAGGGGCCTTTTTTATTATGTGAGAGAGGGTGATTACATGGTCAAAGAGTATGACTGTTTACAACATAGCGGGGTGTGTGAAGCCTTGGACACATGTAAAAAAAATGACGAGACACTATTTAAAAAATTTGACGAAATTATTATTGAGATAGGGAAAATTAAAGTAACTATTGCTTATTATGTGGGCGGGGCCAGTGTTGTAACTGCAGTTCTTGTTGTTGCACTACAAAAACTGTTTCACTGAGGGAATGATGCCTATGTGGAAGAATGTAAAATGGGTTTTGCGGCAACTAGCCTTAACCCTATATGATGACTTTGAGTTCAAACATATTTCATTGCCGCGCGTGTGGTGTGCTGTTTCGGGACTATGCATAATCGTTGCTTTAATTGCCGAACTTGGCTTTGGAATCAAGTTTTCCGGGTGGACACAATTGGTCGCGTGGGCATCAACTTGCTTGACTGCTTACGTAGGCAAGAAATTCTCCGAAAGGGGAAAAGATAATGAACCTTAATAGAATATTGTGTGAGACAGCCGAAGCGATACCGGTAATGGTGGGCGTCGGCTTTTTTGTTTGGTTAGTTTGTATTTTAGGAGGGTAGTTATGCGACGGGTTAATCTGTTAGAAATTCAGATGATGGCGAAAAATTGCATGCAAGATATTTATACTGCCGCGCAAGGTTCCGACTATAATAAGCCAATGATTTATCTCCATTGGTCTGCTGGCCACTACGGAAACCCTAGCGAACATTACCATATTAACATTGACCAGGGCGGGGAGATTTATGCCGGCACCGATAATCTCGCCGAAATATTAGGTCATACTTGGCACAGGAATACCGGGGCAATTGGTGTATCTGCACTATGTTGCTATAATGCAAACTCCTGCGATGATCTAGGTCCAGAGCCGCCCACACAGACGCAAATTGAAACAATGGCGCAGGTGGTAGCCTTGCTGTGCCAGGAGTTAGGCTTACCCATCAATTATGATTATGTCCGCACTCATGCCGAGCAAGCGGACGAGGATGGCTATGGCCCTGCTACAACGGTTGAGCGTTGGGATGGTTGGGTATTCCGCGAAGGCGATGAGCCGGGAAGCGGCGGGAACTTAATCAGAGAAAAAGCAAACTGGTACTTGGAAAACGGAATCGGGGTGTAGTTATGGTTATCCGCAGAGTGGATAAAGTTGACATCGGCGGCGCGATCCAGGCCGTCAAGAATGGTAAAAATATCAGCCGTTGCAAATGGGTGAACGGCAGGATTATTAACCTGCAAAATGTGGCCAGATGGACGCCGACATATGAAGATGTTTTGGCCGAAGATTGGGAAATTTTAGATTAGGGAGGAGATTGAACATGGGGAACATCAAAGAGGAAGCAAAAAGAATCGAAAACCAAGGGAAAGAGTTTGGAAGCAAGGTAGACCGGGAGGGCAAGCGTCTGGAGAAAAAGACCGGAGTACCGAAAGAAATCTGGATTGGACTTGCGGTTATTATTGCGGGAGCGGTTTTGATTAAAGTATTTGGAGGCTAGGGGGGCTCCTTATGTTTATCAGCATTAGAACATTAACCATAGTCTGCCTTGTATGCTTCATTCTTGGCGGGTGCATTGGTGCGTGGGGCGAATATACTTGGGGGCCGCGCCTAACCGAAAAACAAATCACGGAAAGAACCGTAGAAAAACCCGTGATTACTGAAAAGATTGTCACGCGAACGGATACCCAAATTGCCTATGTGCCAAAGGAAACTATTAAGTACATTGATGCTCAGACCGGCCAAGAAGTGGAAAAACAACTTGACGGCAAGTTTACTATCGGTAAGCCGGATTTTACCTATACGCTTAATGGAAAAGTCGGCAAGTTCACCAAAACCGATGACGAAAAATTTATCTTTGAAAAGAACATGGTTGAGTTAAACCAGACCAGTAAAGTAAATATTGATATTAAAACATTGGAGCAACCGAGGGCAAAAATCGGCGCATATGCGGAAGTGTCCCAGGACTTAGGTGGAGAGGCCGGCGTGATAGCGGCCTATCAGTCGCGCAAGTTTGATGTTGAATTAAAGTACAATAATGAGAGACAAGGGAAACTACAATTTAATGCTTGGCTTTAAACATTGATCCCCCCGCTTCGGCGGGGTTTATTTTTTTACCTAAAACTTGTAAAAATGTTAAATCCGTATTGACTATGTGTATATTTTAGTATATACTAAAATTACAAAATACAGGGAGGGATAAATTAAAATGACCCACCGGGAAGTGTTGCAAAAACTAGAAGCTATTAAGGAGCAAATATTACAAGATGTATCAATTCATCAAAAGGAAGAATTTAAAGAAGAGTTCTATGAGATTTTTATTATTGCTACTAGCGAGACGTTGAAAAGAATTAATTACGAGGAGACGCAACTAATATCAGGCGGTTATGACACAGTTTTAGATGATAATGTTTTGGAAATGTTAGGTCAAAATTTCTACACTTATGACTCATACAGGGCATTAAATCCAGCATGGTTAAAAAAATAAAGGCAACCATCACCCGTCAAGATGAAATGACTGCCTAGCAAACCCCGGAGGGCGGCTTACCTACATAATACTATAGTCGCCCTCCAAACTCAAGGAGGCATGGAAATAATGGCAAAATACGATGTGACATATACTTGCGGACATACTGGCGTTATCGGCCTCGTCGGCCCTGGCAAGCAACGTGAATGGCGTCTGGAGCGAGAAGCTGAAAAACTTTGTCCCGAATGTTGGGAAGCAGAAAAACAGCGGCAACGCGAAGAGGAAAATCGGGCCGCTGCCGAAGCCGCAAAAGAACAGGAATTGCCGGCGCTTACGGGCACCGACAAACAAATTGCATGGGCCGAGACTATCCGACAGAAACTCCTTGAGCGGATCGGTAAAAGCCTGTCGAATGTCAAAGAAGAGTGCAAAGAAGATGCTATGATGGCGCTGGATCGGATTACGCAGCAGGCTTCCTCGTCATGGTGGATTGATCACCGGCATATTGAACGTATGCGCGAAATGGATGAATTATTGATGGAACAAATAAAAGCGGCGAAAAAGGAAAACGAAACAAAAGAACCCGTTGTGATTGAGGCTTCAGTGGAGGCTACCGTCCGACCGGAAAATCCTAAAACCGAAACCGTGGCCGAAATCAAACCTTTGAATAATGCCATCGAGGTTTATTTCCCCGAAAAACGGGAGGATTTCCGAAATCTAATCAAAGAACAATTATATGAATGGTCTGGCACCTGCTGGCGGCGCGAATTACCCGATTCCGCCGGTACACTGCAGGACCGGTCAGCAGAAATCGGAAACATACTCTTGGCGTCAGGTTATATTACCCGTATATACGATGTTCACGTTCGTGAAATGGCTATAAACGGCACCTACGAACCCGAACATACCCGGTGGATTAAACGACGTATGAATGGCGAATATGAGAGATGGTTCGCTATTTGGTGGCGGGAGGACGACGGAAAAATCTATAATGCGGCCCGAAGGTTGCCACGCAGTAAATGGAGTAAACCGTCAGTAGTAGTACCGCCAGAAATGTACGAAGAAGTTTTGGATTTTGCTGAACGGTATGGGTTCAGGCTTAATGATAAAGCACAGGAGACAGCGGATATGTCCAGAGCAACCAAGGAAGCGACATTGACGGCCAAGGTGACAAAACCAAAACGGGAGATAATGCCCGCCGTGTCAACGGATATTCCGGTTCTGTCGGTTCCCGAGGAGGTTGAAATCGATGCAGAACTTCGCGACGACGACTGATTTAATGGTATATCAGGAGGCGGCGGTATCAAAAGTATCACCGTCCCGGGTTGCCGGGTTATTTATGGAAATGGGTACAGGCAAGTCACGCACGGCTATTGAATCGGTTAAACGGCGCCGCTTTAAAATTGACCATGCCGTTTGGTTTTGTCCGGTATCACTCAAGGAGACCGTCAAACAAGAGATTTTAAAACATACGGATAGTCAGGACATCTATGTGTTTAATCATAAAACAACGGAGGATAATATCCCAAAGGCGTCCTGGTATGTAATAGGTATTGAATCCATGTCCTCCAGCACCCGGGTGATACTGACCACTAATAAAATCATTACTGAACGAACATTTGTCATCCTGGATGAATCCAGCTACATAAAAGGACATCGGTCCTTGCGTACAGAGCGGATCACGCTATTGTCCAAGATAGCAAAATACCGGCTAATATTGACAGGTACGCCAATTAGTCAAGGCATTATAGACCTGTTTAGCCAGATGCGGTTTTTATCCCCAAAAATCCTGGGATACAATTCATTTTATTCCTTCGCCGCTAACCACCTGGAATATTCCGAGAAGTTCCCCGGCATGATTGTCCGGGCACATAACACGGAATATATTGCCGCGAAGATTAAGCCGTATGTTTACCAAGTAATAAAGGAAGAATGCCTAACACTACCGGAAAAACTCTATGAAACCCGTTATTTTAGTCTTACGAAAGATCAGTGGTATGCTTATGAAGAGGCAAAGGACGAAATGCTGAGTCTTGTTGACGATGATGGATTTGATTCGGTTACAATCTTCCGTCTGTTCGGTGTGTTGCAACAGATTGTTTCCGGGTTTTGGCATCGGCGGATGTGCGGCCACAAGCTGAAATCGACGGATAAATTTACAATGTTGGAGTTCGCGCACCGGCGCACGGACACGCTTGCGGAAGTTATCTGCGACATCCCGGCGGGCGATAAAATCATTATTTGGGCAAAATTCCAGTATGACATCAAGCAAATACAGGCGACGTTAACCGCTGAATACGGCCCGGATTCCCTTGCACTGTTCCACGGGGGCATCCCAGAAAAGAAACGGCAGGACGAGCTTGCAAGGTTCCGCAAGGATGCACGGTTTTTTCTGGCAACACAATCCTGCGGTGGGCATGGGTTGACACTGAATGAGGCTCATTATGTTATATTTTACAACAATGGGTTTAAATACAGCGAGCGACTACAGGCTGAGGATCGTTGCCATCGCATAGGCCAAGAGCATAATGTCACGTATATTGATATCCATGCTGGCGGAACAATTGATGACCGGATATGGAAGTCGCTGGTCAAAAAAGAGAATGTTGCTGATAGTTTTAAAAGCGAAGTCGACCGGATAAAGGATGACAAGGTTAAACTTAGGGAGATGATCAAAGCACTATGAGCAAACGGTATCTGCAAAAAACTGTCTACGATGCGGCAGTTGAACGCATTGCTATCATATTCCGCGAATTCGACCATATTTGTGTATCTTTTTCCGGCGGCAAAGATAGCGGCGTGGTATTGAACCTGGTGCTGGATTATATGCGAACTAATAACATTACCCTGAAAATCGGTGTGCTATTTCTGGACTTAGAGGGACAATACCAGGAAACGATTGAATACATGCAACGGATGCTGACCAATAACGCCGATTTAATAGATCCATATTGGGTATGTCTGCCTCTTAACCTGCGGAATGCAGTAACTATGTATAACCCGTTTTGGTGTTGTTGGGAACCCGGACAGGAGGATAAGTGGATCAGGTCATTCCCAGACTTCCCAGCCATAACCGACCGATCATATTTCCCGTTTTACCGGTACCGTATGGAGTTTGAACAATTCGTTCCGGCATTCAGCGAATGGTATTCGCAAGGTGAGAAAACAGCATGCCTTGTCGGTATCCGGTCCGATGAGAGTCTGAATCGGTTCCGCACGATTGCCAGCGAAACGAAGGGAACCTACCAGAGACTAAAATGGACTACTAAGCTATCCGATAACATATATAACGCCTACCCAATTTATGACTGGCGAACAGAGGACGTCTGGACCGCAAATGGCCGGCAAGGGTGGGACTATAATAAACTATACGACCTGTTTCATAAGGCGGGTGTTGGTATCCATGAAATGCGAATCTGTCAGCCCTACGGCGACGATCAGCGAATCGGCTTGAACTTATTCCGGGTGATTGAACCCGAGACCTGGGCAAAAGTTGTAAATCGGGTGTCCGGCGCTAACTTCGGCAACATATACTGCGGCACCAAGGCCATCGGATACCGGGAGGTATCACTTCCAGAGGGCCACACATGGAAAAGCTATACAAAGTTGCTTCTGGCATCCTTGCCTCCTGAGCCCCGGGACAATTACGTCAGCCATTTTGTCAAATTCATGCGCTATTGGCATCGTAAGGGTTGCGGACTGCCGGATGATGTACTGGACGCGCTGCCGGCGTCTGCTGTGGTTACCGATACCTTGGCGACGCGGGGCAAAAAAGACAAAAAAATAGTCCGTTACTCCCGGATTGAGGATACGGCACCGGCCAGCATTGAAAGCAAAAGACACGCTCCTACCTGGCGGCGGATGGCGATGTGCATACTTAAAAATGATCACCTATGCAAAGGCCTGTCGTTTACACAGACTCAGCATCAGGTCGAGCGGCAACGGCAGTTAATAGAAAAATACCGGAATATATAGGGGGTGCGACGTGAAGATTGTCAAGCGGACAAATCAAGATAAGGATTTTTATACCTTACTAGGCCCTTTCCTAGCCAAGCGTAATATCGAAAAGGAAATCGGGTACAAAATTTATGACGACGATGAGAAGGTTTGGTTTATCGCAATCGAAATGCGAAAAATCATAGGATTTTGTTACCTACAGAAAAAGGCCAATCACTACCAAATCGGGAGTTGTTACGTTGTTGAGGAATACCGGCAAAAAGGTATCTTCCGCGAACTCTTTACCGAGGCAACAAAAGGCATCCAAGGCAATGTTACTTTGACCACTAAAAATGAAAACCTGAGAAAGATGCTAATTGAAGAGGGTTTTGAAGCAAAAAACCAGAGGGGAGGTTTTACGGAATATGCCAAAGAGTATGTTTAAAAGTCCCGTTTATAACGTCATCGCTGTACAAATTGAGAAAATCCGGGCTAACGAATACAATCCTAATGCCGTGGCACCGCCCGAAATGAAACTCCTTTATGAAAGCATCAAAGAAGATGGCTATACAATGCCTATCGTCTGTTACTATCATTCAGAGGATGACATGTATGAAATTGTGGACGGTTTTCACCGCTATGGAATAATGCTCAAACATAAAGACATCTTTGAACGGGAAAACGGATGTCTGCCGGTATCGGTGATAGATAAGCCGATTGGCGACAGGATGGCCAGCACGATCCGCCATAACCGAGCCAGGGGAAGCCACGATGTCGATCTAATGAGTAACATCGTAGCCGAGCTGGTTGAGATGGGGAAATCAGATACATGGATAGCTAAAAAACTGGGCATGGATGCTGATGAAATTTTGAGGTTAAAACAAATTACTGGTCTGGCGGGATTGTTTGCCGACCGCGAATATTCAAGATCATGGGAGTGATTAGTTTGACCGAACCTAAAAAAGTTGGCCGGCCACCGTCGGACAAAAAAAACAAAGCCCTCAAGGCCACCGAGAAAGAGTGGAGAAGCATCGTAAGGCTCTGTCAATCAATAAAAAAAATCACCAAGCAGGAACAGTCAGGAATAATAAATGACGCTCTATTTTGGTATTACAATCAACTTCTAAAAAAAAATGAATAAATACGTCGCATTTATAATGAAGGAAAATCCTCTCGCGTACCAAGTGGTGGAGAGCACTAAGGCGCGTTCCCCCTTTAGGTACGCAAATTACTCCTCGAATTCAAAGTCAAAAGTCCCGTCTTTCTTGACTTTTACGAACTTCAGCATATTTGTGATCATGGTCCGGCGCTCGTCGGGATTCGCTTCCTCCCAAACAAACCGGAAATCCTTTATCGCCAAAAGCAACTCCTCGGCACTAGCGGCCCGGGAGTTTTCTTTTTGTTCCTGGGCTTCGATTTCTAAAATTTGATTTTCAATGTCAACCCTTTTTAGCCGGAGACTTTTCACGCGATCAACAAACAAGTCCGGTTCGGCATCGCCTTTCTCATACAATTCTTCCCACCGTTCAATCTTTGACTGGATAGAGGCAAACTCCTTGCGTAAAACTTTCAATACTTTTTCGTGCGTGGGTGCAGATCCCACTTTTTTCATGACGGCATTTCTTGCCATGCGCTCATTGGCGCTATATCTCATTAGCTTTTTAACAACGTCGTCATTGATTTTTATAGCTTGCTGAAATATACTGTCGCACGGTCCCCTGGACATTTGATAGTCGCCTAATTTGGAGTAACAGACATAATGCTGCATGCCTGTTTGCCCGTGCGTCTTAAATCGCATCCGGGCTCCGCACTCAGCGCACCATATTATCCCCGTCAGGAGGTTATTGGGATCTTTGGTAGGTCTGGGTCTATAACGGGACTTCATCATCTCCTGGGCCTCGTCCCATTGCTCGCGGGGGATTATGGCTTTATGTTTGCCGGGATATTTAATGCCGCAGCGGTGGACGTATCCAATGTAATGAGGATTGCCCAAAATAAACCGCACACAACTATGGTCCCATTTCTTACTTCCCTTGGGTGTGGAGATCCTTTTTTCATTTAAGATGTTTGCAATCATTTTAAAGCCGTGTTTGTCTATCGTGTATAGGTCATATATCAATTGCACCGTTTCGGCCCGTTCTGAGGGCATTAAACGCTTCTCATCTTTATTTTTGGTTTTATCATAGTCATATCCATATGGTGCATCACCGCCGCCAAATCTCCCTTGCTTGGCCGCTTCCTCTTTTGCGCTCAAAACACGTTCGACAATAGTCTCACGTTCCAGTTGGGCAAATACGGCCATTATGCCTAGCATGGCCCGCCCCATTGATGTGGTAGTGTCAAAATTTTCGGTGACGGATGCGAACTCAATAGTATTAGGGGTAAAGACATCCTCGATTAAATACATAATATCACGTTGTTTGCGGGATAGACGGTCCAGCTTGACTACGACAACAATATCAAAATTCTTTGTTTTTGAATCATCTATAAGCCGGGGCATATCTTTTCTTTCGAGATTCTTGCCGGAATAGCCATCATCAACATAAAAACCTTCCAGATGCCAGCCTTTCGCCTGGCAATAGGACGTGATTCTTGACTTTTGCAAAGGTATAGAGATCCCTTGTTCTGCTTGTTCATCAGTACTGACACGAGCATAGCCGACGGCCCGAATTCTATCATTTTTAGACATGCTTATCATCCTTTATGTGTAAAAAGTGTATAGTGTTTTTAGCCAAAAGTCCTTGAAAATCGGGACCGAAGCCCATTGTCTGAAAATTTACTTAAAATATAATAGATGTGCACGGTATTATTGAGCGTTGTTTCTTTTGGCCTCTTCTATAGCTTTACGGTCGGCTTCTTCAAAGCGTTTTTGCGCGGCTTCGTTTCGTCTTTCTTTGGCTATCGGATAATATTCCGCTACTGTAGAATAAGCAAAATCAAAGTTTATGGTGTAGATATATTTGTATGTTTTCTTTTTATACTTGTCTAGGATCATAACGTTAGTGGTGTTTTCGTGATCTTTGCTAAAATTCACTTGATACCAAACGCCGTCAAGCAATACATTGGCGGTAAAATTGTGGTAATAACGCGGGAATATGCCGTCCTCCGTCGCGATCCAATCTCCAGACCTAATAGATGTGGACGTGATGCTTTCGACTTCCAAGTATGCGGGTTTACCTTCATAGTCGCCGCAATAGACATCTTCAGCGAAGCAAGCGGGTGAGAGAAGGAAACTAAGAACCAATAACCAAAGGATTTTTTTAAACATTTAAATCACTCCTAAATTTTTTAACACTATTATATCCAGGTTTAACCTGTTTTTAGTCTTTGGCTTCACAAAAATATCACATATTTGTCGTATAATGCGTATAGACAACCCTCATAAGTTAATATATAATTTATTTTACAAACATATGTTCGTGATATATGTGTATAAATTTGTTAAAATTTTGTGGTAATTTATAGGAGGTTTTTTACTCGGGTTTAGCGAAGTTTAATACATTTGTCTACTAGAGCGTGAAATGTTTCGCACGGAGGTGTTGTGACCAGATGCAGGAATGTTGTAACACGGTAGAGTGGGAAAAACCGGCAACTATTGTTTATGCAGACCTCGGGGATGTGAAGAGAGTATGCGTAAACACAAAAGACTTCGGGGTAATTGAAATCCTAGACCATGCATACAGAAAAGAAACAGGGTAATCAACCCTGTTTTTTTAGTTCGCTTATTACTTCGGTAATTGTAGCTTTAATCATTTTTAATTGTTCCGGTGTAAGTTCCTTTTCGTTGATGCCGTCTTTCATTTCATGTTGAACTGATTCGATATTCAGTTCTTTTTTTGTTTCCTCCGTAAATTGTTTTGTACTGTCAATAACTCCATATGGTAGACGTATATCGGTTTCCCCTAAAAGCCAGCTGGTGGAGACATTATTAACAGAAGCTATTATTTTTAGTGCTTCCGTATCTGGTTCTCCACGACCGTCTAACCATCCGGTAAATTGGTTTCTGGTAGCCTTAAATCGTTCTGCAAATTGTGTTTGAGTTAAATCGTGATTTTGGTCTTTTGCTTCTTCCCATAATTGGTAAAGACGTTCGCGAAATGTAGACATATTCCCACCTCTAAGGTTTATTGTATATATCATACACCAAATGTTTAGGAAATAAAAATTTGTTTACAAACTAATTAAAATTCTATTGACAGTTTAGAAATTAAACTATATAATGAGTTTAGGAATTAAACAGAAAGGAGAAATAATGGTGGGAACAAAGAAACGAATGGGTTTGATCTATGCAAGGGAGTACAGAAATCTCTCAAAAAAACAAGTTGCAGATGCTACTGGGATTGAATACCAACGCTATAAGCGCATCGAATCAGATACACATGTAAGGGTTGATGTCGAAGAAGCTTATAGAATCGCGGCATTTTTGGGCAATGAACATCCGAAGGAAATTTTTTTGCCCGACAGTGTTGATAAAATAAACAGCCAAAAAGCTGGCTAAAGGAGGTCGTGTCCATGTTTATCGTTGGTTTGGCCGCAGGGATATGGTTCGGCGCAGCGGCGGGGGTTTTTCTGATGTGTATTATCAACATGGGAAAGGGGGCGTAATTATGCCGTGGTTAATGTGTGCGGGTGCAATGTTTGTTGCTTGGGACATTATTGACCGTAGGAAATTGCTTGGTTGGCATGTTGTTGGACTAACGGCGGCAGGTGTCTATTTTCTGCCCGAAATAATCAAACTGGCGAGGTGGGCTTAATGTACGACGTTCTCAACGGATACCGCCGGACGCGGCTTGCACTCGCTAATTGTGACGCACAAGACGCAAAGTCAATCGCAGCCATGCTGAAGAAGTTCCCCTTCCGAGGCAAGTATGCCCAAGGCATGTTCGAATGCCTAGAATCGGCAGCAGAGAGCCGGATTAAAACCGGGATACTGCATCGAAGAATTTTTGGGGGTGTTTAGTATGGACGATTGCGGATGCCTAGAATGTCTCGAAGTTGATGTCCAAAGCAATGTTTGTAAGAAAGGACATATTTGCACCAGACTTTGCCACGACTGCTCCAAATTTGATACCGTCCCTAATTGCATAAACCGTGATCCGTGGTTTACAGAGGCAAGGGGACAATCTAACTAAGCATAGATTTTACCAGGAGGTGGGTGATGTGAAAAACCAGGAGAAAAAGGATAACCCAAAACTTGTGATCGCATATGATGTTATGGCAAAAGTAGTGTATGAAGCGACCAAACGCGGCAAGAAATACGTCAAGGCTCAGTAAGTAAGGCCGGGGCTTCCCGGCGGGAAGGGGGTGGCCAAGCCCAAAAGAAATGCGCCGAGTGGCGCGAATGAGAGGGGGGTTGTTAACTACTTTAATTATCCTACAGAAAGGAGGCTTGTCCAATGTATACATCATTCGGGAAGGCTTGCAAGATTGCAAGAGAAAATGCAGGTCTTACCCAGGAAATGGCAGAACCGCTTATTTTGGTTGGTGTCCGATCAATCTCGAACTATGAGGGAGATATCACAATGCCGACAGACGAAACGGTGGCGCGAATGGTTCAATTCTACAATGCGCCTTGGTTGGGGTACTCGTACCTACTGCAAACCAATGTCGGCAAAATGATCCTTCCGCCAATGACGCCCAGGAACTTGTCAGGCAGTATCTTGGATTTACAGGTTGAAATGGATCATGTTACAAAACTACAGATCGAAATAGCGGAATGCGGCAGGGATAACTTGATTGACGATCACGAACTGCCGAAGTGGCAACGATGCATGGCAGAACTTCGGGAACTGGCAGGGGCCATATTCTCGGTAAGGTTGGCTGGGAATGGAAAAACCGCGCATTAGCGGTGCGCGATTTAAAAGGGTTAAAAAATATTTTGTTACTTTTCATTATATACGAAAGGCGGGTGTGTGTAAAGACTTCGACATCATCAATAGGTTTCGGGCTTGTGATGGTGTCGTTTATTTTGAGGAGGGATTT